CGTATGTAAAGGATCTGATGATAACTAAACATAAAAATAAAAATACCTAAAATTTCAAAAAACAAATAGAAAATCGACCAAAATTGAACAGAAAAATTTTTGAATGGCTGACTCGTGTGGCTACACGATTACAAAAATGTAGCCTCGCCAATATTTATAAGATATAATTTCTAGGGCTTCCTACAGCAACTCACTTATCCTTATTGATATTAAGTGAAGCCCGTTATCTGATATCTGAAGTCAAGGTATCGCACAGCAAACACTATTCTGAATTAACGTCCAAGGATTCATACAGCAATGTAAATTCGTATGAATACGAATCCTGTTTACTAGGGCTTCCTACAGCAACTCACTATCCTAATTGATATTAAGTGAAGCCCGTAATTGTGTCTAGTACAGAGTATTGAACTTCCTGATCAGAAGTTCAATATGACGTATATGGCACCCAACGATGTCTGATTCTAAGATATCGTACAGCAAACATTATTCTGAATTAACGTCCAAGGATTCATACAGCAATGTAAATTCGTATGAATACGAATCCTGTTTACTAGGGCTTCCTACAGCAACTCATTATCCTTATTGATATTAAGTGAAGCCCGTAATTGTGTCTAGTACAGAGTATTGAGCTTCCTGATCAGAAGGTCTTTATGACGTATATGGCACCCAACGATGTCTGATTCTAAGATATCGTACAGCAAACATTATTATAATCTATAGTACTATCCAGGACTTCCTACAGCAACCACTATTAAATGAGCGTAGAATTCTATGAACAAATAGTGAAGTCCGTTATCCCAACTCTTTTTCAATTGTGGTACAAACTAAAAAGAGTTTAATGGTTGCGTTTTGTTACTAAAAGAACGGCTTGAAGGGTAGCGACCGTGTTCCTGACATGCTCTGGTTGGCTGGGTGTGACAGCGGAACCGGCATATTGGATATATCTGTTAAGTACGTCTTGTACATAGAGACTTCCGCAAGAATTTTTGGCACACACCATGTTGCAACACGGTCATTTAATTCCTGAATCTGTTTCGGGATTTCCGAAGGAAGGTTGCGACTGTATTGTAAAAAGATAGCACGCATAACCATAAACAAGTCATCTGTACTTACAGGATCAATAACTTGCCCTGATTTTAAGAATACGGAGTGCCGTATGCTATTCTGTATAATCTGAAAATTTGCTTGTGAGAAAAATGCTTGGTTCAGCGGTGTCTTTTCAAAGTTGCCGCGAATTCCATCTTGGCCGGCACTTTTCGGTGCTTTTTTCTCATAATCAAAACCGGGTAAACGAGATACATCGTCGCCGCCGGATGCGTTCAGAGATACTCTCCCTGGAGTTATGGATACCTCGTTCATCTCTTCTTTTCTCCGGTTTTTTTTATTCGCACAATGTATAAATGACTTCTCAGATGGATGCGAACAAGCTTTACATCAACATTACAGCCATTCAGTCGTCGATCACTGACGCAAACCTATCGACGGTGTCGTGGGTTACGGCGTTTGGCGGGTTATCCACGCCTGGTGCGGTCGTTCTCCGTGATATGGGTGTGAATCTATATATTCCGAATCCTACGGTTGCGTCGTCGGCGGGAAGCCAGTCGTCGATCTTACGTAAGGTTCAATTAGTGCCCTCGGGTGCGAACGGTACCTACGGCACGGGCGCAGCTGCTAGCGGCGGTGCCGCCCCCGGTGGAGCCCAGGAGTACTACACGGGCTACATCCGCCTCGGTGCCCAGACGTACGGTGGCGGCACGGGTGTACCCACCGGCGTTGCTCGCCTCAACTAAACGTTGCGATTGTATAGACAATATTTAAAGTTTGATTTTATTTGGATAAAATGAAACTATTAACTCCACAAAAAAGAGCGAATTCTCCGGCATTTATTTTCCCACCACCAAATATAAAATGTCTTCGGTTCTCTCGCAAAAGGCTCAGGTTCCTGCGAACAAGCTCTACATTAACATTGCTGCGGTTCAGTCGTCGATTGTTGACACGAATCTGTCGACGGTCTCGTGGGTAGGCAACAGCTTTTCTATTGTCGGTGCGTTATCTACGCCGGGTGCGGCGGTGTTCCGTGACATGGGCCGCTCGGTCTATGTTCCGGATCCGACGGTCGCCTCGTCGGCGGGTGCGCAGTCCACGATCCTCCGCAAGATTCAGTACGTGCCTACGGGTGCGAACGGCACCTACGGTACGGGTGCCGCTGCTAGCGGTGGTGCCGCCCCCGGTGGAGCCCAGGAGTACTACACGGGCTACATCCGCCTCGGCGGCCAGACGTACGGTGGCGGCGACGGCGTGCCCACCGGTGTTGCGCGCCTCAACTAAACGTCATACGTGTATGACGCAATTCTATTTTCGCATGTAATCATTTCCATAATGATTGTATGCTAAAAAATTTTTTTCTTATACCTTAGTACAGCTATGTCGTCGGTTATTTCCTCCCGTTCTCAAATGCCGGCGAACAAGATGTTCATCAATATAGGCGATATTCGTTCAACGATTTATGATTTAAGTGGCGTTTCCGTTACATGGACGGGATACAATGCTGCAATTGCGGGTGCTTTATCAACTCCTGGCTCTGCGATATTGCGTGATATGGGACGTACCGTCTACTTACCTGATCCGACCATACCTAGTTCCGCAAATGCGCAATCCACTATTCTTCGTAAGGTTCAGTATATCCCGCAGGGCGCAAATGGTGTCTATGGTACTGGAGCCGCTGCTAGCGGCACAGCTGCCCCCGGTGGAGCACAGGAATATTACACAGGCTATATTCGGTTAGGCGGACAAACATATGGCGGCGGCGATGGTGTCGCTACAGCTGTAGCACGCATTAATTAAGTGAATCTTCAAATCATATACAAACTTCATACATCCGACGTATGAAGTTTGTAAAATATAATTATCCGGCATTTGTCAAAACACTCTTGGCGTAATTTTCTACAATCCATTGTAGAAGATGTCTAGCCCTGGCGTTTTAAAAGCGGCCAAAGCGTCCGCTGATTTTTGGAAGAAACTCAAGAGCAATCTATTCTGGATCGTTGGCATTGCGGTTATATTCATTATCAGCTATGCGTATTACAACAATATGAATAAGCCTACTGCGGGTACGCTTGTCTTTATAGGCGGATTTATGGCACTCTATTATTATTGGATTAAATTCTTCGTCGTGGATGCTTCAAAGAAGGATTGGCCACCGTATCAGTCGACCTGCCCCGACTTTTTAACGCTCGTTCCTCCCGGTTCCGGTTATGTCGGCGATTCAAAGGATTTCCTATGCGTTGACTTTGTCGGTGTAAGCATTAACGGCGGTCTCAAGAAGATTAAACCCGAAGAACTGAATGCAACTACACTTCAAGATCCTACAAAGGTATTCCGCGTTAACATGGATCGCTACAGCGGTAAGAAGGGTATTACAAACCTCAAACAAGACCTTTCGGACTACGGTCTATCATGGGAAGCCATGCTCAAGGGCAGTTCTATCTCTGTTCCGAATGCGCCTGTTAATGATGATGAATACGATGTAGAGTCGTCTAATATTGACGACTTAGGTGATTACGATATGAGCGGATAAAGTACTTATCGTCGTTAACAACATACACTCATTAAATGTGTTTATGTTGTTTTGTAGCGTGACAGGTTGGCGAAAGACTGCCGGAATGAAATGACCGGCGGTCTAAATGCTATTTGCGTTTGATAATACTATTCATTTAGACTCCGCACGGGTCTAAACAGTTTTCAGATTTATATATCTAATGGCAAATATTCATAACGATCTATTTGCCCAAATCACAGAATGGGCAAAACGTCCATCGCCACGTGATCCAAGTTCATTATTCCTATATGGTCCTCCAGGTATTGGAAAAACAACACTTGCTCGTGTTGCTCTTGAATCGGCCGGCTATCGTGTCGTAGAATGGAATGCGTCACAACATCGGCATAAGGCGGCTGTTGAAGAATCGTTGATTCCACTATTGAACAGTCGTAATGTTGCTGACTTCTTTCGCCCCGAGGGTCCACGAAATCTTGGACTTATTCTGGACGAAATCGACGGTATGTCCGTTGGCGATAAGGGTGGTCTCTCTGAACTTGTACGTATTCTTAAAGAATACAATGGCGAAAATGCGATTATTTGTATTTCAAACGAATGGATGGAAAAGAAGTTCCAACCCTTTCTCAAACTCTGTAAAACGTTCCAGATTACACAGCCTTCGTTGAATGACGTATATTCTCTTATTAAATCACAATTTGATCCGAAACGTATACCAGCCAATCTTGAAACACTCGCACAAGATTTACTAACTGTACATTCTGGCGATTTACGTAAAATCATTCAATGTATCAATGAAATCAAACATGAAATGATGAACGGAACACTTGTAGCGGCGGATGTACGCCAATCTATTGAAAACGGACTTGCGGATGCGCGGGCTCTCGGCTCCAACCGTATTCGCCGTTCTGAAACAATCAAATCCGCTGTAGGACAACTTCTACGTGGTAGTCTGGATATGACTGCTGAAGTACCTCTTAACAATAACGATCTTAACTTAGCCGGCCTTCATCTTCACGAATCCCTGCCCAAATGGATTAAACGTTATGTAGGAAATACGCCGCACGGATACAATATATACAAATCTACATTCCAAACAATCCTATCCTCAGACCGTCTGGATTATTATACGTTCTTTTTCCAGCATTGGACTCTCTTTCCGCTGACGTATCAGGCAAAATTACAAGCTGTCAATCAATTGCTCTTTGGTCATTATTGTGTTCCTGAAGAAAAGGCACGATCATGGGAAGACAATGATATGGAATATACATCGGTGCTCTCTAAACAGTCTATGTTGTACAACCAATTCCGTTATTTATGCGAAATGCGTGACTTATTCTCGCATACCGATGTACGTTTTGACGGCGGCTTTGACTCGACCTTCTGGAAGGCGAATTTCTATATCGCTATGGCCAAACAGGATGTTGAGAAAAAAGACAGTGCGGGCTACGGCAAAAAGGTCGGCCAACCTGTATGGGAAAATACCGAATATTGGCGAAATTTTATTCCATCGCATTTTCCTGGAAGTGATACGAACCGCTTTATGCGACTTATTCAGGCTCTTGATATTCCCAAACCGCATCCATTTCCTGGATTTGGGCGTTAGCGACCGTTTTTCATCGTTCATACTAGAGCGAATATGGTTGGCGTCACACGAAAGAATCCAAAGGCCGATTTTATTATCGCAATTCCAAGTTACAAACGTGCGGAAACACTGCGTGATAAGACACTTACAATGTTAGAGGAAAAACGTGTCCCGGCCTCTATTATACATGTCTTTGTTGCGACAGAAGACGAGAAACGTATATACGGTGATACACTTAAAAAGGGTAGTTATGGAAAACTTATTGTTGCGGAGCCTGGTATGGGTGCTGTTCGCAATTTCATTACTGAATACTTTCCCAAAGGCAAGAAAATTATGAATATTGACGACGATATCAAAAACTTTATGGAATTGGGCTCCGATGGAAAACTCAAGGCAGTTACATCGCTTATGCCGATCTTCCGTGCGGGCTTTGATAAAGCGGCATCAACCGGATTTCGTCTCTTTGGCTATTACCCTGTCGCCAACGGCTTTTTTATGAAAGACCGTGTGACGGAAGACCTACGTTATGTTATCGGCTCGATGTGGGGAATTATCAATCCTGGTATTGATATGCTGAAGGTCACGCTCGATGATAAAGAAGATGTCCAACGCAGTATCATTATGTACGTACTCGATGGAGGTGTTCTACGCTTCGAACAATATACTCCTGTCACTGCGTATTACAAAGAGCCTGGTGGGATGCAAGAAGAACGCACCAAGAATCGTGTGGATAAATCTGCTCGAGCACTTGTGGATGCGTATCCTGGTCTTGCGTCGCTCAATCTGAGCAAAAAATCGGGCTTAACGGAAGTCCGTCTTCGTGATAAGCGTGACGAACGGACATTCGGTGTGGATGTACTGCGATCGTTCACCGCTCCGACAGCATAGATACAAACCGTGGCGGGAAGAATCCTGTTCCCTTACATTCGTCACACCGACACGGAATAATGCGATTCTCCCATCCTTCGCCGCCGCATTGTTTACAGGTCGCTTTATGTGGACTATTTACGCACTGTGTACATTCAACACATATAAGCGGATATAGATATCCATCACCTTTACACTCCTTACATATTGTTTCAGTGGACATTGTGTCTAATGAAATAATATTCGCACGCTGTATTCATTTTTTGTTCTTCTGCGTTTTCCTACGCCACGCATCCAGACGCCGCTTGAGACGTTCGGCGTCATACATTGTCTGGCCGTTACATTTTTCTACGATGCCTTCACGTAAGTACGATACGAGACTCAATCGCTGTGATGTTTCATCCTCGGGTTCCATAGGCGAGTTGCCGTGAAGTTGGTGGACGTCCATCGCAAGGAAATCGCCTTGGCGGCAATCTACTGCGACTCCGTATTGCGGAAATCCAGTATACGCACCTTTATAGGGACTTCCGTGTTCAATCACGGCCAGATTACCGAATCCCTCTGGCCAATCACCAGAATCTTTATGTGCCGCCGTACGGAAATTGAGATTGGTTGTAATTGTGGAGAACGATGTTCCAGAAATATGAAACGGAGTGGATTTTGCGGCCTTTCGCTGTTTCGCATACTCCTCTGGACATAATTCCGCATACTGTGCGTCAATATCACGAATGAGTGGAACTATCTGTTTCCATTTCTCGGGATGATTCACGTTGAATGTACATAGACGGCACGCACCGGGTGGCTTAATACCGGAATTTTTAAAGGTTGCTTTCTGACTAATGGACCACTTGTCAAAATAGCCCAGAATATTGGACATAACCGGTTTCTTTTGGCCAGTGCCGAGTCCCTTTTCAGAACCACTTGCGGTACCACGATCCGTGGTGGTTTTCTTCATAAAATCCTTTAACGCTTCGTATGTATTTTGAATATGCTGTTCGTCGAGCACACCTTTACGAAATCGCAAAAGAAGATTGCCGTCTTCTGTGTAAACATCCGCATCGCTTTTCAATACGACAGGATACATAGACTCTTTGATAAACACTCCAGACAGGTTTGAGGTTTCTGCGTCGCTCAAGACTTTTTTAACCGTATACACAGGCACCTTCTGTTTCTTATCCACTGAGACGACTGGATTCATCCTTACTCATTACCATGATTTTATAAGTGTTTCAATGTCTGAGAGAAGTGTAGGCGACGGATTCGCTTTGTACGCTACAACCTGGGCTTGTAAGGGTTGTAAATAATTTGTCCATAGCGTTGTCGCTAGTGCTTGGTCGCTTGCGGACGATATAAATGATGTACTTGTCAAGGATACTATATTGCGTACACTTGTCGTTTTTAGCAATGCGGAACATAACTGGTATTGTGCGAGAACAACGGAGTACAAGGATTGATCTAAAATCGTTTGTGCAAAAAACCCAATTGTGCCTCCTGATATACGTATTGACATAGTAATTCTCTGTTTATACATGCGATATTCGTTCTGTAATTTCGTTCTCATGAAGTAAATGAATTACGTCCAAATTACTTTTACGACCAAGACGCATCGCACGACCAATAATCTGTTCCTCTAATTCCGCAGACATACGATGAAAGAGCACAACATGTGTCGCTGATTCAATATTCAATCCGGAACCCATATTCCTCGCATTCAAAAACAGTACATTATACTTTCCTTCACGGAATTCCTTCAAAATCTTTGTAATACGAGCCTGGGATCCACTCACCGTTGTATATTGAATATTATGTTCGGACATTTTTGCCTCTAGGCCTGAAAAACTTGCGTCGTAACCACTAAACATAAGTACTTTTGCGGTAGGATTGTCTTGTAGAAATTTTATAAATGAATCTTTCTTATTCAGTTTCTTAGGTTGTTCTGCGACTGTATTTATCGCTGTTGTGCTTCCTACAACTTTTAGTTCTTTCAGATCATTGATGCGAACACGACAGAGAGGACACGACGAAACCCGTTTCAACGATTCACACAAACAGGGGAAACAGAACAATTGATTACAGCACGGAGTTACACAAGGATTTGTTACATCACAATAACATATAGGGCATGTTTGTTGAGACGAACGCTCAATACGTTCTTTAATCGCCGAAATACGACTTTCAATGGACGCAATTTTCGCTTCACATGCTTCCAACGCCTTTGTCTTCAATTGCGGTGTTGAATATTCAATTGTTTTCTTAAATTCGTAAATTTTTCTGGCTTGTTCTAGTTCATTTGTGAGTGATTCAGTCACCGCTGACGTAATTTCAGATTCTGTAAATGTATTCATTCCAATAATATCTAACGCACCGTGGATATCTCCTGCGTGAAGTCGCTCCATCATTTCCGGTGAAATAAAACTATCGAGTACACGAATATTTGCGGGTGTCGCACATAAAATCTCTCTATGAATTGCGTGCGGGCTAGTAAAACTTTGGCGTATATACTCTTCAGAGGAATGGATTATGAGACGTGCGGATTGACTTGCGGCCGAATTAATCGCCATTGTACTATTATTAGCCGGTATTCCGCACATACGACGCACAATATTCATATGTTTACACCCAGGAACACTCAGATAATATCCGTTCTGTAATTTTCCAACACGCTCAATAACAGACTCTGGTGTTTCAGGTGGCGGAATATAGACTGTTTCTATATTAAAATACGAGCCGCTTGAAAACACTAAATTGAGCCAACTTGCGGAAATAAACCAATAAAACAGTCCGTGAATTTCATCGTAATCTGTTGTAATATTAATAGAGTCTGCTTCGTCAATAAATACACGTTTCCATAAATATGTTCGTATGGGATGAACATTTCGTAAGGATGACCACATCGTGGAAGAGACAAACAATGCGTCATATGATTCTATTGTTTTTAGGAGATCCTCGTTTTCTGCGTCTTTACGTCGTTTTATAAACTGTGCCTTTAATGTTGTATCTGCGTTTACATAATCTTCCCACTGATTAATTAGAGCGTGAGGAATAATAAACAAGGATGTGGATAAAGGAATCAATGGTGTACCGTTTGCGGTTTTATGTTGTAGACGATTTCGCAAAAGTCCTACATCACGGCCATCTCCTTGAAACTGACCACCTCTTACAATATACTCGCTGTACATATTTTCCGGTGCGGGCATTTTCACAAGCGATAATGCGGTAAGAGACTTACCGGATCCGACACGGTCACCAAGAATTCCGTGTGAACAAAACATTCGTCCTCCAAACGGATCACCTGCAATATCATTCACTTGTATACCGAATTTTTTTGCCTTCTCTATCTGAAGAGCCTTTGCGACTGCGGACTGTTGGTGAGGCAATAAAGGTGTTTTAATCCATGCGGGTGTCGCTACTTTCGGTGATTCATCCGTTAATTCTTGACTAAACAATGCGTCAAAAAAAGACCATAATTTCCGTCTTGATGTGAGAGACATCCGTTTCTGTTCTCTGTTTAGTCTTATCTGTCTTAGGTGCTTTACCACTTAGTTTTGTGATACCTTAAAAATTGAAAAATAGATTGTACTTACAATCTATTCAGAAAACATATTTTCTGTATGGCGTGTTCTCGTAATGCGATTCTTCTTGTTATCTTTCTATGTCTCGAGAGTCTAGCTATACTAATCGGAGTTTTAACACACAATATTCTTACAGCTGTATTGGCTGGTGGATTTGTCGCTCTTGGTATGTCCGCATATATTGTCGCCACACGAACGCCGGTTCCTGAAGAACGTGTTCCTCTTGTCGTTGATTTTGTCTATTAAAGGGGCTATGCCCCTTGGTTTAAGCATAACGAATCTATAGAATCATAAAATGGCGTGGCCGTCAACGTTGCCACTTTCGCAAACCCATCCGCCGGTCTCTATTGTAACTCCTACATACAACCGAGCGAAATTTATTCCGTTTTTGTTTGAATGTATACTTCAACAAACCTATCCACGTGAACGAATCGAGTGGCTTATTTATGACGATGGAACAACCTCAATTGAGCCGTTGATTGCTGGAATGAAAACCAAACTGAATATCCGCTATTTTCGTTCGGATACCAAATGTACAATTGGCACAAAACGCAATAAACTCAATGATGAAGCACGTGGAGAGATTATTGTTTGTATGGACGACGATGATTATTACTCACCGGATCGTGTAACTCACGCTGTACACACACTTATTTCAAAGAAAGTCGATATCTGTGGTGCTTCACGAAACCACCTCTTTTTTACCGATGATAAATCTGTATGGGAAGTGGGTCCCTATGGACTCAATCATGCGACATTTGGAACGATGGCCTATACAAAACACTATGTAAAGACTCATCGTTGCGATGAGCATGTCGTATTTGCGGAAGAAGTTGATTTTACAGCTCGGTATACATCACCTCTAGCACAACTTGATCCACTCAAAGTTATGCTTGTTATGTGCCACTCAGACAATACATTCAATAAACATAAACTACGTACCCCAGAAAATCCAAATATTCGTAAAACGGGTCTTAAACTCAAACATTTCATACGAACTGCGAAGCTGCGTGACTTTTACTCCAATGCTTAGGTAGGAATGGCTTCACTGTTTAGTGCGCCCGGTCAAATCGTTGACGCAGTACGGAATATAAATGTTCCTGCCGCTGCGACAACATTCTCTTATAAATCAGTTATTCTGTATCTTGTTGTATTTGCAATTATTGGATTTATTGTGTTTATGTTACTTGGAAAACGCTTTGACTTTTCATGGCTTGATTTTCGTACAGCACATAGCAAGATTGTTAGCAAAGGACACGTATTTTGGGAGACAATGCCGGTCTCCGGTAAACTTGTGGTGCCCGATGACACAGTAGAGAATTTCCACAACAATCGTTACACATGCTTAGCAGATGTTGTTCTTAAAAATACACGTTCGCCCAGAGGCGGTAATGTGTACCGGCATCTCTTACACCGAGGCTCAGAGGATTTACTGTCTGGTACATTGCCAGCGTTTGGATTACCCAAACGTATGAATCCCGGTATATTTGTAGATCCGAATGTCAATGATATTCTCGTATACATTGATACAGTAAAAAATGGTACAACCTTCCGCGAATCGTTACGTATTTCTGATATTCCATTGGATATTCCATTCCGTATAGCAGTCCTTGTATCAAAACGACTCTTAGAGGTCTATATTAATTGTAAATTGGAGACAACAAAACTACTGGACGGTGACCCGAAAGAGGTTGAAAATACATGGTATGGACTGTCGGGTTCCAATCGTGCTGACGCACAGATACAAAATCTGAAAATTTGGCGTCACGCTCTCACCATTGATGAACTATCACCCCTGTGCCCTCGTCAACTTCCAACATTTAATACACTATCTATACCACCTGCGTGTAAAAGCGATAAACCGCCTACGACAATTGATAATATGAAGGAAAAACTTGCGACTGTACAAGCGAACGTTCTGGGCAAGTTTGATGCTGCGAAAGCGGATCTTAAAAATCTTCTATGAGAGGTATCTTTACTTATGAACTGATTGTATAGTTTCAAACTATAGAATCCGTCCTTATTGAATGGATTATATACACACTTTATAAGACGATGAGTTCTATGTTTCAACAGGTTGGAGATGCTACAACCTCCACTGTACAACGATTTGGTAATCCCCGAACATTCTTCATTGGTTCACTTGTTATAGTACTCATATTATGTGGTATTGCGTTATGGTATTTTTGGCCACGTGGCAACGATTCAACGGTTATGGGTCCCTACGTATTAAGTACAAAACCGAATCCCGCAAGTTCCGTATCTGTATTTACACAGTCGCAAATTACAAAGTCCTTTGGAAACAACTTCTCCCTTGGATTCTTCGTCTATATGGATAAGATAAACGAAGCCCGTATACCCTTTGCGGGTTCCAAAGGTGATAACCGCTTCAAACCGTTCGTGAATATATTAGGTGTAGGTTCTATATTTGTAGATCCCGTACACCAGGAAGCACGATTTAGCGTAAATACATCCTCTCCCGAATTCGGCAAAAAGGCGGATCTCACAGTTGACTCGTTTCTAATTGCCCGGTGGAATCAAGTGATTATTACTGTGGAGGGGCGCACTGTTGATTTATATGTAAACGGCACATTACGGACATCCGCACTACTAAAGAACATACCTGCGTGGTCACCAGTGGGCGTTTTATTAGAAACGTCTCCGGATTTTTCAGGACAAGCCGGTCTGTTCCAAGCATGGCCGTATCGTCTCACAGAAGCCGCAGTTATGAAAAACTACAAACAGTACACGGACACCCGAGGCAAGCCGTTAATCCCGGACGTGGGGCCTACAACAAGCGATATATTGTCGCATCTTAAGATTGATCTTTGTAAATATGGATTCTGTTTGAAACCAAAACTCAAAAATCCGACCGAATATGTGGATTATGAGTACGCATGAAGAATTTGGATAACTACTGTAGAAGACCAATGGATACGGTTCGCAATTTCGTTTCGAACAACCGTGGTATGATCATGAATGTTGTCTATATGGCTGTATTCGCTGTAATACTTTACCTCATCTACTACTACATGACGGCCGGTGATGAACTACAGATTAACGTTCTTACGGATGTACAGGCGGCGAACAAGAGACCCGATACGCCTCTGCCGTCGTTCAGTCAGGTAAATCCTCTTGTCCGTATTAATACGGGCGGCGAGTACACGTTCAGTTTCTGGATGTACGTGAATGGTTGGGATTACCGTTCCGGCCTTCCGAAGAGCGTTCTCCAGATTACGGATTCCGATCTTCCCAACTCGTATCTGCTCAACACCATTCTGTACCCGAACGAGGCCAAGATGATGGTTCGCATTCACACGGCCAATCCTTCGGGCAAGGATTACACGAATATCTCGCAGAGCGACGCTGTCATTACGGGCGGTGCCGGCTTTTCCACAGGTAGCTCGATGAGTTCTCCGGTATGCGATATCCAGGATATTGACCTCCAACGCTGGATTAATATCATCGTCGCTGTGAATGGCCGTATCTGCGACGTATACTATGATGGTAAACTCAATCGCTCCTGCGTTCTTCCGGACTTACCAGAGGCCGGTTCCCCTGGTTCAATCCAGTCGGTACAGATTGGCAACAAGGGTGGTTTTATCGGACAATTCACGGGTATTCAGTTCTTTGCCTACGCCCTCACCCCGGATCGCATCTATGCGATATACCAGCGTGGCCCCACAGGCACTGGAAGTGTTGTCCAAGGTCTCTTCCAACGTCTCGGTATTAAACTCGCCTACAGCGGAAATACTCCCGTTGGCACCTTTATCTAAATATTTTTTAACGATTTCTTCTGTTTATAAAAGTAAATATAAATAGAGGAAATGGAAAGTGCGCAAGCGTTTCTAAATGGACCCGGACTATTGCCGCAATTAGTACTTGCGGTGCTTACACTGTTTGCCTTTTACCTAGGTTTTACTCTATATGAAACTGTCAGTAAAGCCATTACGAAATTTTTAAATCAAACGACCACAATTGTACAGGATACAATTACAGGAGGCCAAGTCATTCCCCAGTACCCTGGTTCCGGATTCCCGCTCATCTACCAGAGCGAGAACGAGAAAAACGGTCTTGAGCAGTCATTCTCGATGTGGATTTTTATTCACCCCGATACGTTTGACGATATTGCGAAGCAGGATACATGCGGAGCCCAGATATCAACTGAGAAGGTGAAACGTCTCAAACACATCTTCCACAAGGGTAACAAGGATGCGTTCCCGCTCCTTGCTCCTGGTATTTTCTGCCATAGCGACAAGAACACCCTACGCATTTACACGAACTCGGTTGACAAGTGGGATAACTTCTGCGAAGTGCCCAATATTCCCGTTGGTAAGTGGTTCCACATGGTTGTCGCCCAGAAGGGACAGTTCATGGATGTCTTCATTAACGGTAACGTCACAACACGCCACCAGTTTAGCACGGTGCCGAAGATTAACTACGGTGGTCTCTACATCATGCAGAATATCCGCACGCCGGCGGATAGCACACAGACGATTCAGTCGTCCGGTGGCAACTTCATTGTAGACGGCCCCATCAAAGGTATGATGTCACGCATTAAGTATTTTGCGTATGCTCTTAACTATGCTCGTATTGATTCGCTCTACCACGAATCACCCAGCAAGGTTATTGTTACTAGCCAGGCCTTGGAACTCGCACGCGGACAACGCCCGCCGTATTTCTACGACAACTGGTGGGTCAATCGTTATTAGGCGTCAGATGAATAGTATGTAAATAAGTCTCTTATTGTAACTTATTTGGATACACCCAATGTTAGATCCCCTATATAAAAGAACATATGTGGTTTCAAGTAAAACATTCCATATGGATCTACAACACGTATGACAACCTTACCTTTGAAGGACATCTGTGATAAATGTATCGTTTTTCGTTCATAATGACACCACTGATCACGTATAGTATACTCCTTTGTAGTCGTATCCGTTATAACCTCTACTTTATGACTAAACGGTCCTACCGACATATACAATCCAATCAATTTACCCTCACCTGAAAATTCTATTTGCTCCTTCACAATTGTATCACAAGACACAGACTTTATATCACATAAACTTGTTTGTTTGATATTTGTGGGAAACGGGTAGGACATATCCGCTGTCGTGAGCCATTCCAGAATCCGTGCTCCATAGACCTCAGATCCGAGAGGCGTTGTATGAATTGTGTCACGAAGCATTTCGCCCACATTCGGATTATTGTATAATTCTAAATAAGGAATCCCATGCTCCTTACAATAGTGTTTCACACTATCGTACATTGCGATGCGGTCGCTTTCTAGAGGATTGCGGTCAAGAAATAAAAATACAAGACGACAGGCCGCTTTCGTAAACTTATACAATATTGTATTCAAGTACCACGATGGGTCGGTTGATTTATAACCAGTGGAAAACCAATCAATAAAACATATGTCTGGTTTGTTTGATAAAACATCGTCTATGAAGCACATTCCTGCGTCATAGATATGCATAGATCCATATCCGTGAATAAAGGTAGTTCCTTCTGGTCGGCGTGTCTTCACATAATTTGTATATCCCTCTTTCTGCTGCGTAACGGACGCACCGAAAAAAGAGACCTTCATTACGTAACCTAATATGGATAACCTTTCCTTAGTTTAGGTAACTTAATGTATTCACGAGTTCAATTAACGCATTTCGTTGATCCGCACGAAACCGAATCTGTTCATTCTCATCGCATTCACACACAAAATAAAATGTCTGAAATCCAAGACTTGATGCGTTTCCACACATATCAGGCGTATGACTGCGTGATAAGGGCATTATATCAATTAGAATAGGATTTTTCATAGACCATATCATATTCTTCATAAGTGAACTATGAGCACCTATAATCAGTGATGCATGTGTAAAATAGTACATGATTTCGGAAAGAGATTCGGAACCATTTAATATAACAAAATTTTGTTTCGATTGTAAGTCTTTTATTAATGTATCCTCGTCTATTATACCACGTTTATACGATCCTCGTGTTAAATACAGTTTATAGGAAAAAGGCAACGGTTCACGTATTTCAGGGTTCATAAGACGATTCAACCGATATGTAAAAAACCTATCAACTACTCCGCGTGTTCCGCCTTGTACTATACTTACATGAACTTTTTGAAAATGGAACAACTTGTTACGTTTGTATACATATTGACTTGGATATGTATATCCTAAATTACGAAAGTAATAATCAATACTTGATACACGATGTACAGGCAAATGAAAGAGAGGTAGACCTTTTTGGTTCGCATATAGAAGACGTTTTACAACATCCCAAAATTCGCCAAAATTGTAGAAATCATAAATATAGTCTAAAAACATGACCTCTACAGAAATATCCTCTGCGTCTTCTTCTCCTATACCAGTATGTTTTTGTTTGGGAAAACTGCGATATTCAAAATCCTTATCGAAATCCTCTATAACGAGCGGGTTACGATCGCTGTCATACCATTGTTTATTTTTATAATAAACATTTTCTAATACAATCGTTTTTGTTCGAATACATGGTAGAATATGACTCGAATATGGAAACCAGTACATCGCCGCAAATGCGGCTAAATCAATCCATTCCGAAAATGTAGGTATTATTGTATGGACATACTCTATCAGTTGTGTTTGTAAAGTATCATGTATATCTACATCAATTCTGAGTTTTGTGAGTCGTGTTCTAATAGTTGTTGTACGTGATAAGTTACTCTTATAGACGCTACGAATTTGTCCCTCAACATAGTTACGCCGATCCTCGGTTGACGGTTTTGTTTCAAACTCAGAAAAGGGTATATGTATACGATCATAGAGTGCGATTATATCAGGGATTTTATCCTGATGACTCGAAAAGGAGTCGTGACGCAACATATGAAGAAGAAAATACGGTTCAAAATCGCTTGGGCTACGCAATACATGTATATTCTGAGCCGCCCATTCTTCGTTTGTGTAGACTCTTGTGTGGTAATACAAAACATAACATGTTTCCTCAACGGCTTTCTTTTTACTATATTCACGAATATGGTGTTCTAAATGTCCTAAATCGCGCGGACTAATATAGACAACTTTCGTATTCACGCCTTCCCACAACGTATAAAAGAGATCGTTCATCTACTATAGGACTCTGTTTTTATTTTGCGAATTTGAGACCACCCAAACCACTGGATACTTCTAGAAAGTTCAGTGTCTCAACAAAGACATCCAGTTCATAGGTGTATAACGCTCCAATCGGAATGGGTTCTACATCGACGTCCATCTCCAGGCGATCAATACGGCTTGTATTCAGAGTACCTGTCGGCTGCTCTGCTTCGGAACCATGAAGAGCAAAACTATACGTATGAATCGGCCACATTTCACCTTGTGTTGCGAGCCCATAATCATTGTACGGCATACTGTTGCCTTTCAGGTATCTGAATGGTACGTATTGCGAAAAGTAGTTCGTATCTTCGGAATCAAAGAGCGTATTGCCGTTCGCAGTCAAGAATACATTGCGTAAAATATTACGCTGGGTGCCGGCTATATTGAGACCCGAACGACTAATCGCTACAAGCTGTGTACCGATTTGAACATTTGTAACATAGCCTGACAATGGGACAGCATATGGACGTTTAATTCCAGCGGTATACATCCAATTGGTCAAATTAATTGGCTGATTGCGAGACGGCAAACTATCCGAGCGGCGGCTAAAATAGACAACACGTGTCGCAATATTATGAACATCTAAACGGTAGGTGTTCCTTGTACTGATACCCGTAAACAAAAAGGGTTGTACCTGACGCACGTTGTAACGGAGTGTTTTTTGAGTAAACACCAGACGTTCCTTATCCTGAAGGAACGTGTAGACACCTTCTAACGTCGCATTGAGCGGCCAGCCATCCGACGCAGGCACTGTCGTTGTAAGATATGTAATATTTCCGCTTCCGTCCACTGTATATGACGGAATGTCCGTTAAAAAGTAACGCATTGACTCGCGTACATCCGAATCCGCAATATAATTGTTGTTCAATGACGGGGGCAATGTCCCCAAACGATCTGGATTCCATACATTCACATATTGGTCTGTCGGCAGATAAGGTCCCACTTGTACACCTGGACGTACACGATTGCTATTCGGATCCAGAATTGTATACAAGTCACGCATCGGACTCATTTGAATTGTCACTTCGCAGTCGTGGTATTGAAGAGCTACAAGCGGCAATGAACTTGCGATAGAATCGCTGAACCATAGGCCTAAAGGAATACGTAGAATACGGCCAGGAATACTCGGGGCGTTGTTTTGGACGCTAGCGGTCGTCCACGATACTACATTCGGATATCCACCAGATGGATCCGCATACACACCCTGTGATGGATCAAATAATTCCGGCACATCACCCACCATAACACGCCATTTCTGGTATTGTGTATTATCAAAATCGAGTGCTGCTCGTGCGGAAATCCAATCATGCGAAAACTGTTGTATCATTTGACCGCCGATGGTAAATGTAATGGACTGAATCATACGTACACCAATTTGACGTACCCATGCGAATTCATACATACGATCCAAGGTGAATGTTGTAGGATTTGTAGGCGGACTTTGAGAACGCATATAGGCCTTACTAAATATGTCGGGAAGCGTTACACGTAGGATTAAATCGCTTAGTAAATCACCTTGACGAGGTATTTTAGTCTTCAATAGAATTGGAGCATCCATCTGTAACTGGTTGGGGCCATCCATCGGAATTTGAATCGGCTCCTGAGAGAAGTGTGTATGTTGTTGAAAGGATTTGTAAAACCATGTCACCTGTGGATTTCCATTAATGATTACGTTTTCATTGCCATAACAAACTAATGCTAACAAGCCGCCCGGCATATCTATTGAGGAGGCGTATTCCTATTTTAGACCTGAGCAACACCAGTCTAAAATATCTGTTGATGTTGAATAGAAGATGGCGAATGATGTATTGCTGAATGCGGCAAATTCCTCATTGAGTCCTGTACTTCCTACATGGTCTCTACGCTCCGTATTGTCGGTTGTTGGGATTCTTGTCGGAATTACCATTGTATGCTTTGGTATTGCGACGCTGTTTCAATATTATAAATGGCATACGAGCCCCTGGTTTGCGGATCGCTATTACGCAAGTTCCCACATCTGGGACTGGTTGGACGCACTTACAACACGCACACGTATGACCTCCCAGAGCGGTATACAAGAGGTTGATGTTCCCCTAGAAAAGCCTCTTGCGGCGGCGACACAATCGACCTCCGAACGTCATCCTGATCCTCCCTCGGAGTCGTGGTGTTTTGTAGGGGAAGATTTAACCGGACGTTATTGTGTCAAAGTTCCCGCCGCATCCTCGTGCGATTCGGATAGACTCTTCCGTTCACGCTCCGATTGTGAACTTCAGAGAGCGAATGCTTTGCCGGCGGGTGTTATTAACGAAAACGGATCTATGACGCCGTTGAATTAGTTAGGGATGGATATATAAATTACAATGATAATTACTATTAGAGTATGAGCCTTATAACACAGGGCTGGAACAAACTGAATTATTTACTTTACCAGGCTACGTATGACCCCGAAGCTGAGAAACATGCGGCGGATACAGCACTCAAAGAACAAACCGCAGAACAGCGTGCGAATACAGAGCGTGATACACAAAAACGTATTGAATCAGAAAGCAAACTTAAGGCTGAACAAGATGCGAAAGCATCCGCCGAACAAGCCGCTCGTCTGAAACAACAAACAGACGAAGCGGAACGCAATAAATTTGATATTTGGCGTTTAATACAGCGTATTTTCAGTACTACAATTGGCATTATTACTACATTTATAGTGTTTGCAGCAGCCGTATGGGGTTCGTCCCTGGCAACGAATCTCAATATATATCGTGATTGGCCATACCGTATACTATACGCAATATACGGATTCCTATTCTGTTTTATTGTTATACCCTATACGATGCTATATCGCTGGTTCTGGAAAGGCAAGAAACCCCGATATTACGCTTTAATTCCCCTTATTCCCTACCATCTAGATCATCCGTTTATGGCATTCTTATTCAGTTGGTTAAGTTTCAAACCCGATGACCAGATTACGGCACTGAAAGAATGGGAAAAAGAACAGAAAGAATAAGATAATGAATTTAATCGCAATACTATCAAACAATCGTATTGGATTGTTTGATATGGTTTATGTCGACGATGATGTTGTAGCATTTCGTGGACATATGGCTGAACTTCAAGCATGGGTGCGACCGTCCGCAACTCTATACTCAGATCCACAAAGTATGACAACCGAAACGGCTTCGATTCATGTATACACAGATGTAGTTCTACGATATCATACCAACGGAACTATTTTTCCAAATTCGGTCTATCCACGGCTTCTAACACGTATTCCCTATCTAGTTTGTTTTTACGACATACTGGATCCATATCCGGTCTATATGTTGAACGATGATAGAATCCTTCCGTGGTCTACAACATTAGTAGCTATTGTAAATTATACCCGTGCGATTGATGAGTATGAACCTTCTGTGCGGTCAACAATGCCACGTGTTCTTTCTGCGACTGCAATCTGTCCGATTACACTGGAATCACTCACAGAGGATGACGCAATATGGACTCCCTGCGGTCATGTTTTCTCCCATCGTGCATTGGAAACAGCGTTGCTGCGTGACAACCGATGTCCCCTATGCCGCACAGAAGTACAGTTGAACCAATGCGTTTTTTAAATTGTAGACTCTAATGTAAGAATATGGGTCAATCTGCGAGTGCTGTGAAAACAGCACATCAGCAACAACAATCCGAACCACCTGTAGCCGGTCATTGGGTATCCGATATCAAAACAGGGTATCGTTGGGCGACGGATCCAATTATATCAGATGATACTATTGTAAAGAAACCACTGGGAAATACAGTTCCGCATTTTGAGAATGATAACAATCTTAAAATGATGTTTTCGTTACCAAAATTGCCCGGTGAAGTATGGGGTTCCTACAAAAAACAGTTTACCAAATCGTCTTTCGGTGGACAAGTATTTACTCCACCGGAAAGTGTCGACGGTGTGCCGCTTCTCTGCCGTTGCCGTGATATTCCTCAATATATGCGTGACAAAGATGGTGGGCGTATGCTACAAGGATTCGGTGCGGTCACTATGGGTGAACATGTACCCGCCTGCTGGGAAGATAACGAATCATTATTTGATATGTTGGGAGGAATGTACTACTATGTTATAACACGGCATCCGAGCTTTTATGCGTTTGCGGCCAGCAAGCATGGTCTTCTTGGTGTTGCAAAGAATATAGCAACGGGTCCAATTGGGCCTGTGCCGCTCGCACTTGGAGCTCTTGCGTTGTCCCGTGGCGGAACACGACGCAAAAAGACTAGTAAATCGGCTACGAAAAAGAACCGACGAAGTCTAAAGAAATAGTTCCCAATACATATTGGGAACAATCTTAGTTCAGTGGTAGAATGGCTCCCTTCCAAGGAGCCGACATGGGTTCGATTCCCATAGATTGTAGTATACTCGTTTAATTGTATTCAAATTCATGTTGAGATTGAATACAACATTTATTTATCGGCGAATAGTTAAGACCAGTCTACCACAATAGCCTTTGGCATATGCGGTTGGATAAATGGAGATACTAATGTTGATACATCATACATTTTTCTATCGGGGGCACATGCCATAAGTGCAACCTTGCTGTCAGGAAACAATTCCTGGACACCGCTAAGAACGAATGGAATCATATCGTCTTCAAGATTTACACTTGATAAAGATGATCTGAAATATTTTGATGACTTATCAAAGAAATCTCCAAAATGTTCACCTCTGTATTGTTGGCACATGTGATGTTTATTTACTACCACCAAATGCTTTGTAGATGATTCTTCCTTTGCCATTCCGAGTATTATACCATATACAGTTTTAATAGCAGATTCAATAACTGCCTTTCGCTTCTCCTCGGTGGCTCGCCGTTTCTCCTCATCGGCTTGAATTTTTAGTTGCTTCAACTCGTCACGTGTTATAGGAATAAGGGACATTTCATGATGAATCAACTAACGACAAAAAACATTTCAATTTTTCCGTGTCTTATTTGCTTCATTACGCCGTTGCTTCCGTGTTTGTGCGAGACGAATCGCAGAGCCCGCAGAGGTTGTTTCAATTGCGTGTTTCGCATCCTCAACCGTTCCCGTATATCCAGGAATCGGTAACGAGACAATCTCGGCTTGCTTCGCCTTTTTGAGTTCCTCAACTAAATCAAACTCCTCACGTTTGTAATACTCATCTGTCTTCTTTGTATCACAGTCCAATAACTTCTCACGTAAATAGCATACAAACGTAAGACGCTGAAATGGACGATTGCTTCCAACCACACCGGATTCTACATCACGGGTTCGTATATCTGGCAATTGCTTATTGAATGCTTTATCTTCCTCAGTTTCATACATTGGTGTATTTGTATGCCATTCATGTACATCCATCGCTAAGAAATCACCAGTACGCACATCAAATCCGATTTTAAACCGTGGTAAAATTGTATATCCGCCGTGATATTTACCCCATTCAATCACTGACAAATTACCGAATCCCTCTTTGAAATCACCTGCGTCTTTATGAAGTGCGGTGCGAAAATTTAGATTTACGGTCACAGTGGAAAACGCAGTATCATCAATTTGATACGTTTTTTGTTTTCGTACCGCCGCAAGTTGTTTGGCGTGTGATGCGGGCACGAGTGCTTTGAATTGCCGGTCAATCTGTTTAAGAAATGAAATACCGTGTAAATAGTGCTTGAGAGCTTTTCGGGTATAGCCTGTCATACGGCACGCAGCGTCCAAAAACGCAGTTGATTCATAGTATCCAATAACACCTGACGCAACAACATTGTTTACACGCATTTTACTTACACTTTGTTTGCCATCTTCGTCTTTACGAATGTATTTCGCCGACCATTTTGTGACTTCCGTAGGTTTCCGTTTTGACCAATATTTTCCTTTAAGGTCAATCGGTCCCGCAGCGGCTCCACGATTCCGTGAGGGAATGGCGAGCAAACGAAATGCGTCCCATCCTTTCTGTACATCTTCTTTCGGAATGACGTTCTTACGAAATTTTCCTAAAAGACGTTCTTCATTGGGTGCTTCGGGATCGTATGCGTACACATCAGCATCAAAATCAATAATCTGATCTACCGAATCGTCGCCAAACCACGTTCCCTCATATTTCTTACCGAATTCTTCGTCGGTAAGAATGGGTTTTACGACAATCTTCTTGGGCATTCCTTACTTTAGTGATTTATATAAAGCATATCCTCCAGCACCGATGCCAATACCTGCTACAAGGATGTATACCCAGGTTAGGTCAGCATGCGATGATTTGGATCTGCTCAATTGTAGTATAGCATCCATATACTGTTCCCATGTAAGTTCGGGTTTTTTGAGTTCTCGGTTGACGTTGTTGTGAACATTGAACGCCCATTCGACCAATTTGGTACGTGAGACAACAGCAGGTTCCACCGGATTCGTTTCCAAGATTGACGCATAATGATAACGGCAAACAGGGCACGGTAAAACAAACTTGAGTGAATTGAAGAATTCTGTGACCGCCTTCTTTTCATCGTCACGTGGTTCATCCGCATACCCAAGCGTTACAATATGCATGGTGTTCCAAAAGATAGGTCCCCATACGTCGGGTGACATTCCAATTGGAGGGAACACTCGGTCTGTCATTCTATAAATCCTATGTTTCTTCTATTTCAATATTAAAACGTGCCGAGGGGGTCTAAATTGAATATTGACTCCTATTAGTAGAATTATGGAGTGTGTAAACTGTGGTAAATTAGGGCATACATTCCGGGGCTGTAGAGCTCCCGTAATGTCATTCGGCATATGTGCGATTAAATTTGTGGATTCAATACCTCATTATTTGTTAATACGTCGCCGAGATTCCTTATCCTATGTGGAATTTCTACGTGGTAAATTCAATCTAAACAACCATAATTACATTCAGTGTCTTATGAACGGTATGACACTGGATGAACGCAATCGGCTTACCACAAAAACGTTTGATACACTCTGGTATGAATTATGGAACGGTCAAAATACACGTCAGTATCGATCGGAATGTGCTACCGCAAAAGCAACGTTTGATACATTACGTGTCACAGGTGACTCCGCAGGTAAGAAGTTGGCTGCGTACGTCGACGGAACCACTACACGATGGTCTGAACCCGAATGGGGATTTCCAAAAGGTCGCCGCTCCTTACATGAAACGGAACTCAATTGTGCTCTTCGTGAGTTTCATGAAGAGACAGGGCTACCGAGCAATCTTGTCACTATAACGGACGAAGAACCTCTTGTAGAACAATATTTAGGAACAAATGGTATTATGTATAAACAAACCTATTTTTTGGGAATCTGTGCGACGGATTTAGCGGCGACTGTACAAGCCGACAACCGTATTATGCAACGTGAGGTAGGTGGAATCGGATGGTTTACATACGAGGATGCGTATGCACACATACGTGAAACAAACCGTGAAAAACGAGCAATGCTTCAATCACTTCATACACGTCTGATGTCAGGTGATATACGACGGTTGCCGCCAAGTCCGAAACTTAAACCACTCACAGCGGCGTTTAACAGTCTGTTGTGAAAATCAGACGACTATTGTAGAGAATCAAACAGGATGTCAACTGTTATTGATTCTACACATAAGGGGGCGAACCCCGTCTTGATAGATGATATTATTCATCCTATGAGCAACGAAGCGTTAAAGACAATGTGGGAAGAGGATATCAAATCTAGCACAGATTTTGCTCTTCGTGATAGTTTATTGGAGGTTATGATGCAACGGGGTGTCCGACCCGATACATGGATTCATCGCCGTAATATGGAATACGGATTGTATCCTGATACAGACGACCCGGATTTCGCATCTCGTCTCCTACGTAAAACAGAATACGCTCAACTTCGCTCTGTTGCGTCCGATGAAGATACATGTACGCAATCACAAACTCATTTTGATACTACACCTGTTCAACGTCTTGTATCACGCTTTCTGAATCCTATGACACCGTATTTAGGTCTATTGCTCGATCATGGTGTCGGTGTTGGTAAAACGTGCTCGGCTGTTACCGTTGCGGAAACCTTCTTAGATGTGTCGCCTCACAATACAGTTTACATATTAGCACCTCAAGCCATTGCGGATGGATTCAAGAAAACTATCTTCGACGCATCTAAACTTATTGCGTCAACTGCGGAAGAGACTCTTATGACCGGTGAAGTGTGGACATCTCCGCAATGTACCGGTATGACGTATCCACGGCTCGTCGGAATGGCCGACAATACAAACCGTGAGGAGATTGCGAAAGAAGCCGATAAACTTATTAAGAAACGGTATAAAATTGTAGGATATCTAGCATTTGCGAATTGGGTCAAAGCGAAACTTGATGCGATACCTGCTGTTATTACCGGTGTTGCTCGTAAAGATAAGGAAAAACAGATTCTTATGGCTCTTTTTTCGGATCATCTCTTGATTATTGATGAAGCCCATAATTTACGTGATATTGATGCGGCAGAAACGGAAGACGAAACGACAACGGGAAAGGCTACGGATGCGGCGGAAGGCAAACGTCTAACACCCATTCTTCGGTCTATTTTAGCTGTTGCGGAAGGTCTGCGACTTATGTTAATGACAGCCACACCTATGTACAATACGGCTCCAGAGATTCTCTTCTTGTTGAATTTATTGATTCTCAATGATACGAAGGACGAGTCTAGATTGCTTAAATCACGTGATATTTTCAAAGCAGATGGTCAGTTTGCGGAAAAAGGCGAAGCTTTACTCACTGCGAATGTACGCCGCTATGTAAGTTATATGCGGGGCGAAAATCCTAATACATTCCCCCTACGACTAAACCCGCCAGAGAGTGCTGGTCGAAAATTTATGGAAGAGTATCCTATCATATCCATTTCACGGAAAGAAGATACTGTCCAGCTTTCCGAGATGGATACGAAAATTATGGAACGATTACCGCTTATTGTACATGAGGCGGATGAGACGGTTGCTGGTAAAAAGGTGTTGGATATTTTACGTGAACATCGTGCTCCATCGGATGAAGGTGGTGCTGTAGAAGTCAGTGACTTCATATTGGATCAGACAATGCAGGCCGGCAATATAACCTATCCTGATGGTTCGTTTGGAACACGTGGATGGGAAGTCAATATGAAAAGCGAAGTCCATACATTCCAAACACATAAATTGAAGCAACTTGTATGGACAAATCGTGATACACCCATTGAAGAAGTCTTTGGAAAAGACGGACTTCGACAACACGCTCCGAAAATTGCGGCCATCGTAGATAGCCTCAATCGTGCTCAAGGAATACAATTCGTCTATTCGCGTTATGTACTTGCGGGTGCGTTGCCTATATGCGTGGCTCTAGAACTTCAAGGATGGTGCCGTATTTTGGCGGACGGTACACCAGCTCCTTTATTAAAACGAAAAGACGCAGGAAAACCCAAGCACTACTATATACTTCTAACAAGTGATGATTCACTCTCTCCCAATTTTAAGGGTCTTCTTCAATATGCTACAACGTTTGACAATCCGGATCAAGCAAAGAACGGCACGAAAGTGAAGGCGATTCTTGGCTCCCAAGTTGCGTCCGAAGGGTTGGATCTCAAATGTATTCGTGAAATCCATTTACTGGACGGCTGGTATCACTTAAATCGCACGGAACAGATTATCGGCCGTGGTGTTCGGTTCTGTAGCCACGTGCTACTTCCGCCTGAACTTCGCAATACGCTTATCTATCTTCACGCAATCAATGTATCGGAATACGAAACGGCGGACTTGTATGCGTATCGTCTCGCAGTACGGAAAGCCCAACCTATTGGACGTGTCTCACGACTTATGAAAATCAATGCGTGGGACTGTATGTTGAATAAGGATGCGATTCTACTGGCTGATATGCCGACACGTCCTATTACAGATGCACAGGGACGGTCGGATGCGGCGTACGACGTGAAGGACAAACCCTATACGAGTTTTTGTGATTTTTCGGATGATTGTGAATATATGTGTGGAAGTGTTCCCGTGGCCGAAGCCGAAATCGGTGAAAATGCGAGTACCTACACGGAATCCGATTTCCGTCGGCTGTTCCTTGAAAAACAGGAGCGGCTACAGGATATATTTTCAGAGGAGACCGCACTACCCTTGAAGGATGTTCGTACAATGGTCTACGGTGATATGCCGTGGTCTATCGGTGCGATTGGTTTACGTGAAGCACTTGGAAAATTAAAAATTAAACGCACCGATGGAATCTACGGAACACTTGTATTGCTGAATAATTATGTTGTTTTCCAGCCTGAGGGAGTAACAGATAGAGAGATACCGCTCGCATATCGGTATGGACGTGCGTACGGACGTCTACCACGTACAGTGATTCCGCAGCGGTCACATTTGCTTGAGACAGATATACATGTGGACGAGACTGTAGAGGAGACGAAGGCGGAGGATGTATCGGATACGGAGTCTCTACGCATGTCCGCTCTTACATCGTTGCGTGATTGGCGGGCACTCTTACAACGTATGATTGCGGAGCCGTCTGGAAAAATAGAGCCTCCTGTTGGATTTTCTAAAGAAAGCTTCAATGGATGGCGTTGGCTTTTCCATCATTTCTCGGCTCTTCCTGAAACGATACCGATTGCGTGCTGCTGGTGGATGGACAATGTATGGTCATCGAAGCAGCGTACGGCTGTATTTCGTGATTGGTCGTCACGTGGTCTGGCCGCTTTACGGGATGACGAAGCAATGTACGCATCCGTATTCCAACCACGTGAATTGTTTACAGGTGCGTTATCGGGTTATTTAGTGTACGATACAGAAAAACTCGCACTTCAAACATATTGTCATTTGCCATCTGAGTCGCCGGCCATTTGTACAACTGTATTACAGCCGGATGTAGATGCGGCGATTGGTCGTCCTATCGACCGTAAAACGGATACCGGTACGATTTTCGGATTTCTTGTATCCAAACGAGATACAGTTGTCTTTAAAACTGTCGATAAGGAAAAAGGCGATTTACGTGGAGCGGAATGTGCGAATACGAGTAACTTGAAAAATCACGAGAGTCGTATAATTATTATACAGGATATTATACGTAAAAGTGCGACAGGTGCGTCAATCGTTCCCCTTTTATTATCGGATACAGCAGATGCGGCTCCTGTGGAGGCGATTCGTAAAGAACGACAGGATTACGTAAAACGGCGATTTGAGACCTCGTTGAGTACACTGAATCCACAAATGGATATTCAGCATACGTCGGATTTGAGCCTCAAGCAAATCTGTCCGTACATGGAGTTCCTACTTCGCTGGATGCAAGTACGAAAGATAAATGGAACAAATTGGTTTTTATCGGTTGCTGAGTCCGCACGAGCGGGTGTGAAATTCACCTAAGGAGGCGAAGCACCCTTATTTAAGGCGAACGCATAAAAAATGAAGTAGTCTTTGAAATTCGTCAAGCATACATTAGAAGATGTATCGCACTGTATACCTTGATGACCGTATGGCAGTGTCACCGAGTGAACTGAATCAACTGAAATCCGCTGATGATTTTCAAGAGTTGCTTCTTACCAAACTTCGTGAACGAATGGAAGGCAAATGTAACGCCAATGGCTATGTACGCCCCGGTTCCATTGAAATCCTTGACCGGACTATCGGTGAATGTGAAAACGGGCGATTTACTGGAAACCTCCTGTACGATTGTAAAATCAAATGCGATGTTCTATTTCCGACGGCGGATTCGATTGTAGATGCCTATGTCATCAAGGTGACCAAAATGGGAGCCTGGACTGTATATCAAGAGGCTATGCGAATTCTACTACCTCGTGACCTCCATATTGGTAGTACAGAGTTTGATGAAATTAAAGAGGGAGAAACCGTCAAGGTGAATATTCAGCGAAGCCGTTTCCAGACCAATGATCCTTACATTATGGCGGTTGGCAAACTAGACTCCGTCGTTGCTGTAGGTGAATAATCTGTGCGGACTATATTATTGGTTTTTTGGTCACGCATAGATAAACATGTCTGTTACACCCGGTCTACTTCCCGCCGAGGAATATGAACGTCGCAAATTATTTCTAGATAGTCTAAAAGGCCTTACAAAGTCCGAGCATATTGAGATTATACGTATTCTTCAAAAGCATGAAGCCGTCTTCTCAGAAAATTTCAACGGTGTATTTTTTAACGTATGTGCTCTAACACAGCCGGTATTCGATGCTCTTGAATTGTTTATTAATTTCACACAGTCGAATCGTAAGAATTTGGCGGATCGTGATATGTTTTTAAGCACACTCAATGTTACAACTGAAGTACCTAAAACGGAATGACCTTTAGAATCATTAAATGGTCTCCTGGCTAGAACTTCGCACAAGCATTGAGAAAAACTCCCGTAATAGTTATAATATACCGGTTTTAAAGATTCGTAATGAATGTATAAAACCGATAGATAGGTATCCTATACTTTCTGTAGACGTTCCGGTTGAGGTCACAGCGAAACCTGTTCCTCCTGTCGCAGCGAAACCTGTTCCTCCTGTCGCAGCGAAACCTGCTCCTGCTGTCGCAGCGAAACCTGCTCCTGCTGTCGCAACGAAACCTGCTCCTGCTGTCGCAGCGAAACCTATCGTACCCAAATCCACACTTCCCCAACCTCTCTCGTATCAAGTTGACCCCATTGTTCTTGGAATCGCAGATGGTCTCTACGAAAATGCCGGTTCACAGATGAAACGTCAAATGCAGTGCGAAGAAGCACAGCGTGTTGAGGGACTTATTGCGTCTCTCTATACATCACAAGGAGGACGTTCACGTGGCTGGACAAAGACCGGTCTTGAAGCCTGTATCAAGCCCCGGTGTTCTTCCGGCGGCGACCTCCATGCTCTAGATAAAGCCAAATCAACCTTTCTCTGGCCACTTGTTCGTACTGATAAGACAGCCTCTGCATTTCTTGATTTTCTATGTGTAGCAAAATCTATACGTGTTGCTGTATGGTTCGACGAAGAGAAAACCGTCATGGTCTATCCAGCCGCCGATAAAAGTGGCGGGGAACCTGTTACGAATTATCCACTATTCAATGTTTCCTACAATGGATTTATGCTCCGCTCCAATAAGATACACAACGGAGCCGACCTTGTGACTGTTTGCGAGGAGAACGGTTATTCGTATCTGCCGCCCTATTCTGTATCGCATTCTCTATCCAATCTAACGGTGGGTGAACTCGCCTCCGTGGCGACAAAGCTCGGAATGTCTGAAATAAGCGGAACAAAGGCGGAACGTGTAGGAAAAATATCTCAATATAAATTACGGCAACGTCTCATTCCAGGGTCGGTGTAAAAGTTGATGGCTTTAAGCGAATTATCGTATCCTTAATAGAAGATGTCATTGGAACTCCGTTCGTCCGAAGTCAGTACAATTGATTCCCTGTGGAAAACATGGGAGTCAACGACTGAATTCGAATTGGAGGCTACATTTAAGCAATTGGATTATACAAATTTCCTGAATGTGGTCAAGTACTTACGGACGTACGGGCTCATTGAAGAGCCGCAGCCACCCAAGCTCAATATTATAGTAGCAGGCGGGCTTCGCTTTACCATCGTTGGCGAAGGTGCTATTCAAGCCTACTGTATGGATAATACCCTCAAGGGTAAATTATATCATGTTCTATTGAAGGAAAAACGTCAGGCGGTCGGTGCATCAGACATTGATTTGAACGAATACGGTGTTCGTATTAAAATTCGTCGTGAATTGCCGCTCGGAAATGACGACCCACGTGTTCTTGATACACTTGCGAAGTGGTCAACACTCCCCAAGTCGTTTCGTTACATTCAACGCTATAGTTTTACGTCTATGCATCACAAGGGTATCGTATTTGATGCGTCCTTTGTTCGTGAGAATAAGAAAGATGCGCGTGGAAATTACCTTCAGTCAACGACATTCCAAGGTGCGAACATCAATAAACAGCCAGTTCACTATGAAGTAGAAGTTGAAGCACTCCGTGGAGCGGTTCAAAAATCGCTCATCTTTGGAATCGTAACTGTACTGCGTGGTATTCATCGCAGTTATGTTCTTGTTCGTGACTCGATTAAGAAACAAGTGGTTGATCTTATGACAACGCAGACACAAGCACAGAAGGGCGGATTTCCTGGGTCGCAGCCTGTAACTCTTCGCAAGGAGAATATTGCACAAGAGCGTGAGGCCGCCGTTCCCAATATTCGGTTTGAAGATTACAACGTAACAGACAAGGCCGACGGTCTGCGTGCTCTTATGGTTGTTGCGCGCGACGGCAAGATTTATATGGTCGACCGCAACCTCAATGTATATGGAACGGATCGCCGTCTTGCGAGTGGTTCTGTCGATGACTGGGTTGGAACGGTTCTGGATGGCGAGTGGATTACGACGGACGCAGACAATAAACCGATGTCCCGCTTCTATGCGTTTGATATCTTTAATGGACGTAAAGGTGAAGATGTCAGCGGTCGTCCCTTTCTTGTGCGGTCGTCGGAACCTGTCATTACACGTCTCGCTGCTATGACAGAAGCTGTTGCGGCTCTCAACAATGCGGAATATACAGTCGCCGCAATTCCGAAACACCACAGTCTTGCTATTATGATGAAAACCTTCCAAACATCTCCAGAGACACCTGAAGGTATCTTCAAAGAGGCTGCGTCCGTACTAGATCGTCTGGCCTCTACACGCCCCTATCATACGGATGGGCTTATCTTCACTCCTAACAATGCTCCTATGCCTCGTAATGTGAATACGTGGCCAGCTCAGATGAAATGGAAACCGGCCTCCATGAACTCTGTGGATTTCCTCGTCGTTACGGAGAAAGAACGAGATAGTGAGGGGCGACCGACTGCGACCGAGGCTGTCGCAACACGCTTCCGTGATGATACGCAGCAGATGGTTCGCTATAAAACGCTGCGACTCTTTGTCGGTTCCTCCGTGGATCCGGCCTTGGTCGATCCACGTGATACGATTCTTAATGCAAAGCCGTATCCGTCGTCTACTGAGCGCGCACGTGGCGAATATCGTCCAGTGGAGTTTGCTCCTCAACCACCGGATCCGATGGGTGCTCTGTGCTATGTTGCACTCGATGCGGGTATTACGGATGCGGCAGGTGCTGCACCGGCTGCACGTATGTCATCCGACTCACTTGACGATGCGATTTATTGTAAGGAAAGTGGTGATCCAATCACGGATCGTACGATTGTAGAAATGGTCTACGAACCGAGTAACCCGGCGGGTTGGCGATGGATTCCTCTTCGTGTACGCTGGGATAAGACGGAAAAGTTCGCACGTCGACAGATTGGCGGTACACTCAATAGCGAAGATGTTGCGAACGATGTATGGTTGTCCATTCATGACCCTATTACTGAAACGATGATTCGTACAGGATCGACCACAGAGACGGCCGATGAAAGTGCGACGGCTGCGGCAAATCAAATGTATTACCAACGCCGTGCTCCGCAACGTGATTTACACAAGATTCGTGGGCTTACGGATTTTCACAATCAGTATATTAAAAATGAAATTCTACTCGCACGCACGCTAACGGCGGGTGCGTCCATTCTGGATATGTCGGTGGGACAGGCGGGCGATATTCATAAATGGATTCGTTCCAAGGTACGATTTGTTCTTGGATGTGATATTGCATTGACTGGTATTACAGACAATAAAAATGGTGCGTATCGTCGTTATCTTGACCAACTCATACGCTCGCGTGGCAATCCTATTCCAAAGATGATCTTTGTACAGGCTGATAGTTCGGCTCGCTATGCGGATGGTTCGGCGGGTCAGACACCGCTTGATCGCACACTTCTGCGAACGCTGTGGGGCGAAGAGGCTCAAGGAGCACCACCGGCAGCGATGGACGTCCGTGGTGTGGCTGCGGCTGGGTTCGATGTTGCGTCGCTCATGTTTACGCTTCACTACTTCTTTAAAGATGTATCGTCTCTCAACGGGCTTCTACGCAATATTTCGGAGAGTCTGAAGGTTGGTGGATACTTCGTCGGTTGCTGCTTTGACGGTGATAAGGTTGTTTCGCTACTCCACGATTTACCAACGGGTGGAATGAAGCGAGGTACTGACGGTTCCTCGGATATTTGGACAATTACGAAACAATACGATGCGTCGATGGTTGCGTTGCCGGATGATGAGACTGGTCTTGGCAAAGCCATTGATGTTGGATTCATCAGCATTGGTGAAGCCTATACCGAATATCTCGTCAGTTGGAACTATTTCGTGCGACGTATGACGGAAATCGGTATGGAGTTGCTCAATCCTGAAGAACTTGTGACGCTCGGTCTCCAACATTCCACAAATATGTTTGCGGCTTCATACGATATGGCAGCCGCAGCGGGACGTAACTACCAGATGACAGCTGCATCACGTGCGTTTAGTTTCCTAAATCGCTGGTTTATCTTCCGTCGTCGCACGACGGGTTCTGTGATTCCAACAGTTGTTGCTCCTGCTCTACCGGAACCGATTGTGCCTCTGGCTGAGGTGACGAGTGATATTCCACCTGCTGCGGATGCTCCTGCGGAAGCTCCTGCGGCTGCTGCGGATGCTCCTGCGGAAGCTCCTGCGGCTGCTGCGGAGGCTGAAGCTACAGCTTCTGCGGCTGTGGAAGCTCCTGCGGCTGCTGCTGCGGAAGCTCCTGCGGCTGCTGCTGCGGAAGCTCCTGCGGCTGCTGCTGCGGAAGCTCCTGTGGAGGCTGAAGCTACAGCTCCTGCGGCTGCGGCTGCTGCTCTTCGCACAGCAACCGGCACCGCTTATCCATTCTATCATAAATCAGCCGCAAAAGACGATCTCAAGATTAAAGATAAAAACTGGAAACGTTACATAAGCACATTTACGCCGTTTACATTCCGTGATATTCATAATCCTTCGGTAATGTACACATCGCTAGAGGCTGTACTGGGTGCTGCGAAATACCAACTTGCGACAAACAAACCCGAACTCGGTACACAAATCTTCAGCACTGTTGGTAATATTCATCAGGCGATTGTGGAAGAGAAGCAAAAATTAACGGAAGGAAAACGCACACTTACAGCAGACGAGGAAGCAACGTTCATTGAATCCGAAGGAACTCAATTCCGCAACGCACAAAAACCGGTAGACATTCGTAAAACCGGTGCGAAGTTTAACGCCGACGCATGGACAAATGAAGCCATTGAATCTGTTCTCAACGATTATCTCCGCCAGCGATTTGAGGGAGATGCGCAATTCCGCAAGATTCTTGAGGCTGTCGCCGCACAAAACGCACGTCTTGTCTACTCTGTTCCTAAGAGTGCGAGTGAACTCTGTGGCACTGTCACAGATGCGGGGGCTATTGAAGGTCACAATCTGTATGGCCGTGCTCTTATGAAACTTGTAGGGCTTACGTATTAATAATGAGTAGGTTACTTTATAAAATGTTAGTGTATCTTTTTTATTTTGAAAGAGGGGCAACACCCCTTAAGTCTAAAAACTAGAACGTATAGGTATACATAGAATATGGATCCTTCCAACGGAAGTCCTCATACATCTATCACAGATTACTTTGTGATTCCTACCGCACCTCCTGCAGAGTATACATGTATTGTATGTAAGGCTGATTTATTTACAGACTTACACACATTGCCCTGCGGATGTCTCGTCCCAATACATGTGGCGTGTATTGAACGATGGAAACGCACTAATTCAATCTGTACAGTTTGTAATAAGCAATGGATACAACCAGAACAAGCGTCAAACGTTCGATGGGCTATATATTGTATGTTTATAGTTATAATATTTGCCATGGCGTCCTGGATGTATTATTATTTTTTATGGAAGCACAGAGAATAGTCCTGTAACTATCTAAAGATAAGTTATTGATATCTGAATGTGAAGATGGCCGAGCTTGGTTAAGGCGCACGACTTAAGTTCGTGTGGAGCAATCCTCAGGGGTTCGAATCCCCTTCTTCACATTTGCTGCACCTTTATCTCAGTTGGTAGAGAGCCGCTCTTATAACTTTATCGTTATGCTTAGGAAGGCGGATGTCATGGGATCGATACCCATAAGGTGCACTGCGCAATGACTTTTTTATTGAAGTTTCACCTCAATAAAAAATTGATTGCGACATATGTCTAAACAATAACAGTAAAAAAGACAATGCCTCTATCAATTACAGATGGAGCATTACCCTGGCAACGCCTCGCCGTGACGAACGCTCATCCACGAGACGCACGTATTTCCTTTGAAGAAGAGTCGCATACCTACACGATTGACGGTCAGCGTGCGGGATGGGTCTCGTGTACTGGATTTATTCATGGATTCTTTTCTCCATTTGACCCTGATTCCGTGATTGAGAAGATGATGAAAAGTTCTAAATGGAAACCTGGTGGAGATTCCTACGAGAAATACAAGGGTATGACACCTGCGGAAATTAAGAAGAAGTGGAATGACGACGGCGGCGAATCCTCCAGCCTCGGAACGCGTATGCACTTGGATATTGAGCATTATTACAACGCAAGCCCTATTGGAAATCTCGCCGTCGATGATTGGGAAGCCAACGCAAGCACTGAATGGGATTATTTTATGGAATTTGAGCGTCGCTGGCGTATTCCACGTGGTCTCTACCCACTCCGTACCGAGTGGCTCGTCTTCAATGAAAAGATTAAACTCGCAGGTTCTATTGATATGGTCTTTTCAAAGCCTGATGGTACGCTTGCGATTTACGATTGGAAGCGTGCGAAGGAGATTAAGTACGAAAACAAATATCAATCTGGCCTAGAACCCCTACAACATCTACCGGATACTAATTACTGGCACTACTCCCTACAATTGAATATCTATCGCCGTATGCTTGAAATGTTTTATGATGTCAAAGTCTCCGAACTCGCACTCGTTGTCCTCCATCCGAATAATCGCTCCTTCAAGGTGATTCAACTGAATATCATGGAGGATGAAGTCACAGATATGTTTACGCATAGGGCGGGTGTTGTTGCGGAACAAGAGACTGCTGCGACGACATAAGTAAAAAATGACCCTCTTTTTTGCCTCTAATATATAACGTACACGTATGACAAGCACACATTTCTCTGTATATGTTTCGCTACAGAATCGGCAAGGCGGCTCCAAATCTGTCGCTTCTTACGCAAAACAGATCATTGCTTGGTATACATTAGGTGCCAACGATTACAAAGATGTCTCCGATTTTACGATGACATTTAATAAAACAAACAACTGGTTTGATATATCCTATACATCAAATACAGTTTCGGATACACTCAATCTGCGGTTAGCCGATCTTGATGTAGACGGCGACTTTCCTATAACTATAGACGGCGAAGCCTATTATGTTATAGGAAATATTATATCTATACCATAACTGGATTTGCTTTTTGTACGGGGTATCCAATTGCGTATTGATTTTCAGGTTGTTGTATGACAACATATGTGGACATTGGTGATTGTAAAGGATTGGGTGCGGCAACTATATGATTTTCTACATGATACACTGTTATATGAGTCGTATATAATGAACGACGTATACATAATAAAATAAGTATTATTGTTCCACTTACAAATAAAAATACGGAGGGTTCTGCGTGATATAAAATTAATATTATAAACACACCCGTTATTCCGAGTGAACATAATAAAAGTAGAGCATGCTTTAGAATTGTTTTATAGTTCATTATGCTGTTGGGACGGGAGGGGTGGCTGTTACAATAGGAGTAGTATTACGAAGAACAATCTTCAACTTATTTATTTTTCGATTGAAGCGTTTAGATACGGTTTCGTAGCACGTATTACAATATGTAATAAGTTCTTCTATACTTCTTACAATCTCATTCCGATTTGTTTCAGGTGTAAGAATCTGGCGAATGAGATCACGTGACGCATTCACAAAGACCTCACGAATCTGCGTTTTTGCTTGTTGAAAGTTTGCGTCCTTTTCCTTCCGCTGTAGGTTTGTCTTCCAATCGTCTTCCGTAAGTTCGCCGGTCATATACTTGACACGAAGTTGACGATACTCCTCGTTGAAGTCGGTATTGCGTCGTCCCATATCTTCTTCTTCACGCATAATACGCCATACTTCTCCGAGATACGCTGTATTCTTATCGGTCGACGCATTGGCGGCGGGACGACTGTAGCGATTTACATATTGCGTTCCATATAGAGCCATTTGTATAGCACGATCCTGTTGTTGATTACAATCCAGAATCGGTGCGTTCGCTTGTTGTGGATTCAGGCCTCGGCTACGTAGCCACTCGAAATAATGTGGGTTATGAACGGGTCCCTCCGCAATCTTACCGGTACGCCAATTAAAGCCGGTGTTACACGATGTACACCACATTTGGTCGCATCCTTCAATCTTACAGATTTGGACTCCGCATTTCGGACACGATTTCGCCTCTCGTGCGAGTAGCCGAGCCGTCGCAACCTTCGCCGGATCGCATGTATGTTCGACATCCTTGACGAGTCCCTTCAAATCATGGCAGTCAGGGCACGTCCATTGGTCGCAGAGACCGCATTTCCATGCGGTGCTGAGGAATCCTTTACAGTCCTCCGCAGGGCATGGTTTGATAAACGCTGCACGTACCGTTGTAACCTCGTTCACCGGTGCGGCTTGTCCTTCAACGGGCAAACGTCGTCGACCAAACGTTTCCAATACATTGCGTGAACGATATTTGAGTGTTGTAATGTTGTTGAGGTTTAATGCGGATCGATTATACTCGATTGTCGCAGCCTTCTCATCTTCGATTGCTTTTGCGTGAATTTGTTTGGCGTGTTTGTAGGCCGCCGCATCCTCTTGTGTAGACGGCAGACGTGCCTTTTCACGATCCGCAAGAACCTTCTCACGATGCTCTTTGTATGTCTTCAAGCGGAACGCACTCGTAAGTTCACCATCTAGAAACTCACGCTCCCATCCACGGTGACAATCGAGATTAATACAAATCGGAACGTCATTGATATCATTCAGAAGATACGTTTGAAGACATGTGCGACATATAGAAATAGAACAGTGTTGACATTTTGTTTCGGCACGTGTTGATTTGTTAAACGAATCAAAACATACGGAACACTTGGACATTGCGGAGAACTTACTGTAATTATTGCATCAGAAATGACTTTCAATTTTTATATCTCTGCGAAATTAACGACGCCGAGTGGTTTTGCGGGTTTTGTTGTTGCGTTGGCGACGTGTGGAACGATTGCGTTTGCCACCTCGAGACGTTATTGGGCAATAAAACTCATCCCTTTGTCCCGCCATATCAGCCGGTCCATAACAATAGTCTGTAACCATACCACGATCCACCTTACGTGTCCATGGCGACGTACATTTTCCTTTTACACACGGCATTTCTACTTGTAGACAATATTTTATCTAGTATTCGCCGGGTGATTACACTCTATCCAACCATGCTCGTATTGTTGCGGGTAACTCCAATCTCGCATTCGTCAACGAACGTGTGCCAGTTCGTTGAAGCGGAATACCATTCATATCTAACACCACATAACGCGGCTCAGGTCCTCCTGCGCCCGCAACGGGCGGAGGTCGTATGCGGCTCGCAGGTTCCAAACGATGCTCTTTATCATTCCATTGCGTGGAAACAATCACAAGATTGAATTCCTTCGCAATATACTCCCAATCTGCGGTTGTTCCACGAAACGCCTGTCCCATACGCCGTTCAAGATTGGGCAACGATGTCTCTGTAAGTGTTACCACTGCAATATCCAACAATGCTTTGGTATCACGAGCGATATCTGCGGGAGCAACCATCGGCTCCAACGTCTCCCAATCAACCGGTAATGTTCCTTTTGCGTCTACAGTAGAAATACCAACTTCCTCAGGATAAATGAGACCTCGTGTAAATTGCCCAGATTTACGTGTTGAGTATCCTAACTTATCATAGAGCGATGTACTTCCACGCCCTGTCGCACTAAACAGAATTCCGTCTTGCTCCTGAAGAACTGCAGATGGGTCTAGAGGTTTCAAATAGGATACTTTCTGCTCTAAAATCTCCGCAGCCGCACCAAATGTACGGAGAAGTTCATCTGTGAGACGAGCCGTCATAACACGTTCTGGATTTACATACCGTTCCGTCGCAGTTGTATGTATAAGACAGCGACCATCCGACCACGAACATCCTCCAATACATCCATCTTTCGTTTGAATCTGTAAACAGTCACGACGCAACAACATATTCGTCGCCTTTCCTTCACGTGTCAGCCATCGTGAGACAATCGGTGTTAATAAAATATCCAGGCGTTTTTGTAATTCGTATAACGGGAGTCGTTTACGTGCTTGACGTAATAACTCAATCTGCTTTCCTACATGACGTCCGTCGGCTGTATGTAACCAGTTCGAGAACCGAATACGTAAATGTTCGTACGCCTCATTTAACACTTCCTCGGATGTCTGGTCAACTGTTTCCTTATCTTCGTCTGCTAACGGTCGCAGAAGCGAAAGATCCGTTTCCCACGGAAAATCTTCCTTTATTTCCGCATGTGTTTTCTTCAGTTCTTTGTGGGTAGGATACGATGGGTCGCTCGTAATCGCTCTCGCTGCGATTGGAATAGTCGCTCCGCAGTCCAATTCTACAGCTACATATGCGTCATCCTTGTATATCAGTTGACGTGGCATAAGTCCTGGAAATATGGTCGCAAGTCGCTTTTCACCCACTTTCTTCTGTTTGCCAACCAGTGCGTCTAACAATACTTCTATTTCAGGTGTAGGTAGACTTTCTTCGCCAAATACGCTCGGCAGCGTTGTGACAATTGTGCCGTCATCTACACACGGCAAATACAGATAGCCAACAGCAACACGGGGACGTTTCAAACTTGCGACCACGCCGACCAATCGGTTACTTCGATCGCGGAGAAGTCCCTCCAGAAACACTTCTATCTTTCCAAACAATTCACGGTTATTCATATATTCGCCGAGACGAGGTACACGACGATGCTCACGAACCGGTATCCACGGATGAATTGGACTTGTTGACCGTCCACAACCGTCCGTCGCAGAAAAATACTGATTCAGAAATCCCTGTAATGCTTCACGTGTTTTGGGTGCGAGTGCTCCAAACGCATGTCCTTCCGCACTCATTACACCCATAACACGTTTCGTATCTTTGGTCATTCCCTCGTATAAAACGAGCGGATCGTACAATCCCGTCTTCATATCTTCTAGAATAAACATGAGAGGTGGCTTTTCGTATTGCGAACGTGCGGATACACCGAAGCGGGGGCACGCAATCGTCGGTGTTCCGTCACGCCCCAATTGAATCTTCGCAATAAGACATCCAGTACGTGTCAGCAACCCTGGTGTCGCAAACAGCATTTCCCACAATTCTAACTCTTTCGCTTCTTTTGTATCGTTTACGTAATTCTTAAAGTTATTCCATGCGAGAAAGAGGTTTACAGCGTACGCACGTTGTTCCGGTAAGCGAATGGATACACGACCACACCATGTACGGAAGTCTTCTTCTGTGTAGTTTTTCGTCAACTCTGATTCTGGCCTGCTGAATTCGTGTACAAGTGTGCCGTAATTGGCTTGTGTAAACGCATGAATACATTCAATCTCCTTATCACCAAAGATAGATTCAATAACCTCTGTATTTGTTGGAATAGACATCTTATCATCGCTCACAACAAATTGCTCTGTGGCGTATTTTGCGTACGCAATCAGTGAAAGTAGATTTTGTCCAGGCTCACGTACCTTTCCACCCAATCCATAACGTACAAATGCGGTCGCAGGAACCGTTAAATACGAATTGATTTTCTCGCCCATAACACCCTTATTCTTCGTTAAAAACTCTTCAGGTGATTGGCCGATAAGTTCATTTACAGATGCAGGTGGTATTCCTACAGCTCCTTTTTCAAGTTCAAACCAATCGGCGGTCTTACGTCCCAGAATATTCTGATTTGGAATGTACCAGCGATTTTGTGCACTTCCCTTCTTTGCGACTGCGGAGAACGGACGGTCACGATTCTCGTTGTCCGTAATTGCCGGTGCGGGTGCGATAGCGGCTTCTTCTTCCTCAACCTCTACCTGTATTTTCGCACCTTCTGGCGGCTTGAGATTATCCGGATCTACGAAGCAACACGGAAGAGGATATAATTCAGGATGGTAGAGTCCCTTCATAAACCCAGCGTATTTTGCGACTTTCTCACCCTTTCCAGTTGGCTGGCGTTCAATGACCGTCTCACCCGCAACCGGATGTTTCTTATCACGAATGCGTCGTCCACCGCAAAACGGGCATGTGTTTTCCGGCTTTGCTTTTCCGTTGCGAAATGTTTGTCCTTGAAATTCCTTTGGAATAAGCGGCAAATCATCTCGGACACACCAAAACTCCGAACAAATATAATAATTCGGATTGTCGTCAATTGTTCCGACACGCACAACAATCCATAGAGGTTTGGATTGCTGTACTAGAATACGGTCTTGGATATCTTTGAGTGCGGCTGCGTCGGTGCGTTTTTCAACGGACAGCACACTTTGGTCACCTTTGAGCGGGAATCCTAATGCTAACGCCCGCTTTTCATAATCTACAATCTCCGAAAGTGACTTTTTATTCAGAGTTCCCTTCTTCTTACGTTCACCAACGGAACTCGATGCGTAATCAATTGCGATTCTATCCGCATTCAACATCGGTGCTTCCAGCCAGAATACAGAATCGCCGTACAGAGTTTTGGCTCGTTGATAGGATTGTTTTGTAAGGACGTTCGGCTGCTTATGTGCGTTGTGCTGGCATGTACGACTGTATAGTTTAACCCGAGCGTCCGTTTGTTTGTAATCAAATAGGTCACGATTGCGTCCCTTGAGTTGTTCCAAATACCATTCATCTCCCATGGGCGGCAACACTTCTGCATCACCCAATATATCGGGTTTTGTAGGCGAAGGAGGTCTTTCCTCTTCCTTGCCTTCATCTGTTTCTGCTGCATCTGGCATTCCAAACAATAAATCACTAAAATCGTCGCCTTCTGCTGGCACAGGCTCCTCAGCGGGCTCTTCGACAGGTGCGATAGGTTCTGCGGTCGTCTCTCTCCCCAACACCGACGAGTCTTCCATAATCAACAATGTCATCAGTGATGTGATACGTGATAAATCACTCATAGATTCGCATCCGTGAATCGCAAAGAGATATTTCGGATGGTTGTTGTAAATCGACACGGCTGTACCGAGATTATAGGAGGGTATAACTGTAGAATCATTTGCCATAATATGTTCGGAATGGCGATTAATCCAATCCTGAATAAGTTCAGATGCTTCTGTCGGCGGAATACCGAATTCACGGGCGAGCGATCCAATATACATTTGAATCGGAGCCGCATCCAACGACTTTGTTGAATCACGTAGGAAAAGAGAGGTAATGTATGACACTACTGGATTTTTATCCGACTGATAATTGCTGACAGCTTTATACCGTAGTTCAACTGCGGCTAAATCACCAGGTAATCCCTTTTCCTCGTAAAACATGGGTAAAAACGCATCAACACGTTTGCGTAATTCTGTGCGACTCGGTTTACCTTCGTCTTTTGTATATTTCAGTTCGTAGACTGCGGTGATTTCAGTGAGTTTTGCTCCACGATTGTTTTCCCACGGTGTTTCCGCTAAAAAGACGGGAAGTATACGAAACGCCTCCATAATGACGGATGATTGTAGAGGTGCGTCACGGCGCGGAGCACCAATATACAATTCCGCACTTCCGTGCTCAAATATGCGGAGTGTCCAGGCTGTGCCGAGAGGAGCACGTGGATGTTGAATTGGCGATTTGACTAAAATCACGGCTCCGTTATCCGTGCTTGGCTGCTCCGCCATAAGAGAATCAAGTAGACGTTTATCACGAAGAACACCTTGGTAATTTGACGCTAGTTTAATCAGAGGTGCTGTCTTATCTTGTTTCGGAAAGAACCGTATAAACGGTATTGTATCCGAGGGTTTCATTTCATAAAATTTTAATTCCAACGCTCCCCTACCAAATTCCTCTTTTGTCGGCAAGGCGAATTTCAAAGCACGTAATTCGTGTAGCATAACCGGTTCCGCTGTCGCCAATTTACCCAATCCTGTATCCAATTTACGATAGCGACCATCCAACAATTCAATATACGACTGAATGACGTCGAATGAAGTTTTGTCGTCCTCTTGTATGGATGGTGCAAGAACAGCGTCGATTTGTTCCTTCGGCAAGGTTGGAAAATAGAGTTGAATAAACCCGCCCAATAATTTTTCAGATAGATTTGCGGATGACTCAATACGTATAGCTTTCAACAACGAACCGAGCGTCCATACATGAACGACACGCTCTTTCGTAGCAGCTTCCAGTGTAATACCGGAGAGGACTGTAGGAAATACAGCTTTTCGTGAATCATCTTCGTATAACTCTACAGCAGGTTCGCCACGAAGCGTAAACGGATCTTTCAGTGCGGATGTAAACGGCCATATGAATTCCAAAGGACGAAATCTTGCCGCTGCTGCTCCCATTTCTTCAGCAATAAATATGCGATTAGGCAGCCACGTTGCGTCACCAGCGTGCGTAATTGCGAGACGTTGTTTTAACATATACAGTGTTTCAAACGGAAATACATTGTTGAGTGTATGCTCCTCAGTTGCTGCTTCACTTGTATGTAAAACAATACGCACCCGCTGGGGTTCTAAGGAATGTATCCGGGACGGACTTAATACTTCCATACTACTAAGGTCTATCGTTTTCTGCGATTCCTTTCATCTAGAAATATCGCATAGAGTCCTTCCATGACTCCAATGTTGTTACATACTCCTGCGGAGACTCTGCTATGGTTAAAAATCCATACCAAACACGATTGTCAATATATTGCGGTATACCCTTCTTTCGCAAAGAATCGCTGAAAATAACATATTCGTATCGATTCGACGCATCATCGTACACTGCTGCATCCAACAAATCCTTCCGAATGAAATATGTACAATGTACAACCGGTACTTCAAGAATGCCTTTGATTGTACGTGAATGAATTAAATTATAGTTCGGATTATTTATATAATATCCGTTATCATCTATATCGGCGTGAAAGTTGGAATATAGATGTAGGGCTGAGTTCCTATGACATTCTAACATAGGCGCAATTACACCGAATGATTTTTGTTGTACCATTGTTTCCAACACAGTTGGAACAATGAAATTGTCCACGTCGACAACAAAATAATGTGCCCCACGTTCTGCTGCGTACTTCACAGACTCTTTACGAATGGCTCCAAGAACACGGAATCGTTCCGCATTCCACTCATGTTCCTTATATGCTTTTAAGGATGGTTTTACACTTGATGTATCCATATACACAGATAGATATTGGTCTCGGTGTTTGTCTACAAATTGTGCGAGTATCTCGGCCGTAGTATCGTTGTTATCATTTGTACGAATATAGAGATGTATTTGTTTTTTAGGAAATGTTTGGTTCAGAATACACTGCAAATAAAAGTGTAAACAATATCCCTTATCTTTCGCAAGAATCGCAACAACGACTGTATCGACAGGGGGGCTGGTCAAATCGTATATTTGTTTGAAAATCGCCTCTTGTTGACCTGTCGGCGTATAGTTGGCTTTTTTACAAAGATCTAGATAGTTTCGTAGGTCTTCCGCAAATGTGTTTGCGTCACTCGGCCGTATATGCTTTACAAAATATTGTAAATTATTGAATAAATTACCTAGAAACCAATGATTCTGTGGTACATGTTTGTTACGGAATATAAGTCTATACATTGCGATACCCGATGTATACTGCTTTACACGATCTACAAGAATGATAATATGATAGGGAAATAAAAAATTATGAATTTCGTGATTCACAAATAATTTCTCTGAAAACGACTTCATAGGATATTTAGATTCATACGACTCCTGTATACATTCGTAATACTTGAATGCGATGTCATGTAATCCTTTCAACAAATAATACACGATAAGAATATATATACATTCAACACGTTCTTTATCATAACGAAGTGATTCTACAAGTGCGTACACTCCGTGTTCTGGTGTTTTAAGAGCATCGTACATCTCGTAAATACGCAAACAGGATACATATTTTTCTTGATTCCAGTTGTCAAGTGTCAACACACGTTTATACCATTCTATGGCCTCTTGATGAGCACCGCAATCCTTGTAGGAATTCGCACAATAAAACGCATACCGATTTCTTATGGGGTCATTTTTTAGGGTTGCTTCCTCGTACGCCGCCTTCAGAATCGCCGCATCTTTTTTGTATTTATCAGGATTTTTAGAACGGTCGCCTAGACGTTGCGAAATAAATTTGTAATTTCCTACAATCATCTCTCGCGTTTGCGTCGGTTCCATACATTCTAAATATTCATGGAGAACGCCGACATACCGCCAACGTTTTTTATTGCTAAACAATACATGCCGGTGATACGCAGAACTCGAGTCCGAACTAAAGAAAAGAAACCCGTACATATCTGCTGTGAGTGGGTTTGGTAATTGAAATGTACCTTCAATTGTATCATCTGCGTCAAACATAAGGGCATAATCTGTCTTCTTATACGCAAGTTCTAAGACTTTGGAACGATTTGTTCCAAAATCCTTCCATGGATCATCATGAAGTTCACCGTTGATATGTTTGGATGCGAAAAACTCACGAATAATATCTTTTGTGTCGTCGGTAGAACCCGTGTCACAAATAACCCAGTAATCAAACCTAAAGTTTTTTGTAAGCATCTCCAAAGTTGTTTTCACAATATGGGATTCATTCTTCACAATCATACAAAGGCATATAGATGACATCTCTATGCCTTTTTATTTACGATAAATTTAAACCATGCGTTTAAGTAAAAATTTGATTCTAAAGCGAGGACTCTAAACTATAGTATTCAAATGGATCAACTTGCGAAGATTGTTGGTTCGATTGTTCTCACGTATTCAACGCATTACGTTGCAGCGAATTTCTATACAAATGTCTGTGTTCCTACTGGAATTTGGGGGTTTGTTCAAGGAATGTTTACAACGGGAAGCCCAGTATGTTCCGCAACTCTGAATTATGTTTCTAGTTCGCAAACATCGTATACGTCAATATTAACCGTGACAGCATCACGTCTCGTTATGGATATGTTACTTCCGAGCACTACATAATATAACTTTCGTTAACCTATATATATGGCAACGCCTGTTCGTAAGCCAATTTACAACTGTAAGATTAGCAGAGCGGATCCTACAACTCTAACATTCAAGGCGTTGCCTCCTCCACCGTCTAAAATGCTTCCATCCGTTGATCTTCGTGCGAAGATGCCGCCTATTTACGACCAAGGCAATTTAGGAAGTACAGCGAACGCATTATGTGCCGCATTTGCGTGTGAATCTGCGGGATATCATGGGTCACGGCTTTTTCTTTATTACAATGAGCGTTTACTTGAAAACAATTCTGAAGCACTTTTATCCGACGGTGTGAAATCTTTGGAGACATACGGTGTCTGTCCTGAAACAGAATGGCCGTATATCGTCTCAAAGTCTGCTATTAAGCCACCTACCGTTTGTTATACTGACGCTATAAAGCACGTGTCTGTTAAAGCATCCAATATTCCAAACACGCTTATCTCTATGAAACATTCTTTATCCCTAGGACTACCATTTGTTGTAGGAATTCGAATCTTTGAATCGTTTGAAAGTGAGGCGGTCGCCCGAACCGGATTTGTGCCTATGCCAAAGCCGTCAGAACAAATATTGGGAGGACATGCGGTTGTCGTTTGTGGATACGATGATGTCAAACAAATGTTTATTGTGCGAAATAGTTGGGGAGTGGAATGGGGTGCGAGAGGATATTTTTACTTACCCTATGCGTATTTAACGAATCCGTCATATTCGTCTGATTTATGGAGTATTACGGTGACTAATAATAAAAAGTAACGGATTAGCCTTTAATTCCATCATTCACTGTTTCCTTATAGGTCGGCGAATCCGTAATATGAACGCCGCAATATTCGACGGGATGTGCAGCAAAATTCGTATATTCATACACCTTGGTTGCTTCGGCTTGTTTGAGCAACCACGCAAAATTATTCCAAAATTCCGGTGTATGGCCTATAGATACAGTACCAACATGACTCATTTCATGAAGTGCTACAAAGAGAATGATATTCTCTTGTACAAGTTCCTCTTTCTCATTGCGTTGACGTAAGCACATAAATACTTTTTCACCCTTATTCACTGAATAGGATGTAAACTGTGCATCGGGAGTCGATTCACTAAAGCGACTTGCTGTACAGTCAAAATTATCCACCATTTGTTTCACAAAGGGCTTTTCCATATGAGACTGTTGAAGATGCTTGCGTAAAATCAATATCTTTTGACGAACACGTGCGAGACGATCCGCTGCTTCTTGCTTATCGGGAAGATTACGTACTAGATAACTTTCTTTATCAACAGAGGACTTTACGTACGCCATTGGATATTTGGAATCCTTGAAGTACATAACAATATACGCAATCCCTATAACGGTCAATACAAATACCCAAGGTAAGTTCGAAGACTCCATCTTATATAGTGCGTATGATTTTGTTCGGTCAAAAATGAATGACAGTATTGAATTGCTAAACTAAGCAACACTGTAGTATGGATACACATGAACTAGCCGCACCCGCACGTGAAAAGGAACGCGAAAAGAAGAGTGATACAACTCATCCAAATATTCGGCGTATCGATAATACAATCTATTTTACAGACCGTATTACACACCAAACCGCACATCAACTCAATATTCTGCTTAAATCATGTGAATTGGATATTCTAGATGATGTGCGGGATGCGGAAGAGGCTGCGAAAAAGTCGAAAGCGAAATACGCCATGGTGCGCGTAGAGCCCAAGCCTATTCGTCTTATTCTATCGACCTACGGCGGCCTTGTACATGCTGCATTCTCCGTCGTTGATACAATTAAATCTCTCGCCGTACCGGTACATACTGTTGTCAGCGGATATGTTGCATCAGCAGGTACATTGATTTCTCTAGCAGGCACAAAACGCATCATGACTCCTAACAGTTTTATGATGATTCATGAAGTACGCAGTGGCTTTTGGGGTCGCTATTCGGACGTCCGCACCGAGTGTGAAAATATTTCCAAACTGATGGATCATATTATCGCGTATTATGCGGCTTCTACTCTTATTACAAGCGAACGGCTTCGCGAGATGCTACGGTCGGATAGCGATTTGTCGGCGAAAGAGGCATTGACATTGGGTTTGGTAGACGATATTGGGAGTATTTATTAAACAAGTATCATTTTACATAAATCTTTTACATCCGAGTGATATAATAATCATAGTTGTATGCTTATTATATTATTTCGATTTAAACTTAATTAATGTCCATCGTGCGACGATTTGTATCAAGCTCAATCGTGCTATTGAGCCAGGACTTTACGGACAACTGCGGATTCGGTGGCTCTGAGTGTAGATCCCACACATATATTTCTTTATTCCATATCAGCGATATAATAAACATATATATATGCTTATTGTACTAATTCTGTTTAGACTACTTTTAAGATTAAGCGATTTCCAACACGCGGCGGTTTGTATCCGGTTCAATCGTGCTGTTCTGCCACGGGCTGACCTGAACCTGCGGGTTCGGCGGCTCCGAGCGGAGATCCCAGCTGGCGTTACGGAGGCTCTGGCCAACCGTGTTGACACCGATGAGAGCACCCGCATTCAGAAAGTTCTTACCTGCGATATCACCGGCGCCCATCGGATTGACCTGCGCCCACTTGCTGTTGGGGTCATTCGGAAGCAGCTCTTGGGGGGCGAGCTGGTTCTTAGGGTAGCAGTTCGCAGGCTTCTCGGCAGACTGAAAGGGCATCGGTGCCGGCGACAGATTCTCAAAGCCCTCAGACATCGGCGACTCTGTGGTTCCGCTGGGTGTCGCATTATAAGCGTTGTTCTTGACTTCATCCTCATCCTCGTTAGGGTTGCTGAACATTTCCACACGTTCACCACCCATTGACGGAGGCGCAGTGGGGTATAGGATCTCGCTGTTGTTGTTGTTCGCACCACCATAGAAGCCGTCGTGTTTGGCCTTCAGTAGGCCACCAAATGTAGGATCAACAATGTAAAACAGGCCAAGCGCAATAAGCACGGCTAAGACGGCTAAAACAACATTCCGGGAGGTGTCCATCTCTTATCTATTTGCCTTGGCAGTATTTTTTTTTACATGACCGCTTCATCTTCGGAGGAGTCATCCTCCAGACCGCTGAATACGGACTCATTCTCGGAAAGATCATATTTATCCATGAATTCATGAGCAAGTTTGTGGGCAAGTGCGGATGCGTCATGTGCTTTAAAATAGGCTTCACGCACAACCTGTTTCGCAGCAGCCCGTTCCGCCCGTTGTACAGCCGGATCTTTCAATACAATGATGCCCTCCTCCAAGGCCGGAACATCGGAGATTTCTTCAATCTCCTTTGGCGGACGCTCCCAATCAAAGTCTATGACAGATTCCGTGATCGGCTCCAAATAAATTGGACTAAATTGCGGCAGTATACTTGACCGGGAGATATGTACACCGTTCAAAACCAAATCCACGTACGCCGGTAGTTTGAAACTCTTCAGAGTCCCGTAGTCTATGTTTGTATACGGGCTCCATTCATAACGATTATTTACAAATACAAACCCCCATTTCGGAGTAATTGCTTCTAACGATTCCATTGTCGGCGTATTACGAAACAGTTGTCGGTTATTGATTAACTCGGAAAGTACTCGTTTCTGTAACCCCGTAAACTTGTCTTGATGTTTATTGTCGGGATGTATTCTCTCAGACTCCGTGGCTGAGAGACATACATTGAGTCGTTCGGGTGTAGTCAACGGTACATAAAACGAGGGATTGCCATCACGTGTTTGACGTTCCGGGAATCCAAACATTCTTTCTCTTATACAACTGCGATGTACAAACGAAAAAAAGTCCGCAGTCCATAAAAATGCCGGATAAAACAACCGACCGAGACCGTTATTCGGAAGCGACGCATGATTTAGCAGAACATATAGGCGATAAAGTCATAGTACTTCTCCGAAGTCCAGAAAATCAAGCACGTATATATTCCATCTTAGATCCTATTGTAAGTCATATCATCAATCGTGTGTTTCCTTATATTTTATTATCAGCCATACTATTTCTCATATTGTTCATATTAACAATTGGTACGTTCTGGATGGTCATGCGGACATCGGCAGTGTCCACCTCCGTTCTTGCCGACGCAGTCAGCAATGCGTAATTCTCATCCGACAGTGTTTTCAAGATATTTGTTCGTAATAACGACAAGTACCCCGGTTCCGTCGTAGGATTTCCCGCTTCCCATTTTTCCCATTGTTTCTCACCCATAATCGTTGTAGGATCATCCGATGTTTCGTACAACATGTCATATGCTTTCTCGTAAACACTATAGTCTTTCACGTTTAGCGACTCCAGAATTCGTGACATACTTCCACGGTACTTGATTGCCCAGTACGCAGATCTGTAGGGAATACTCTTTGAACCTGCTGTATAGTCACATCCCATCAGTACACACATTTCTATGAATTGTGTGTACGATATACACGTAGTCTTCAGTATAGACGAAAGAGAATAACACGACCAACCTGTGATATCACCTGGCATTGTATACGCATCTGGCACATACAAACATTCTATACCCCGTGCTAGCATATCCATATCATTGCTAATCACCGCTTCAATATATCCTTGTTTTGCGAAATAGGCGAGTACATTATCGGCCTCTCCGCTTGCATTCAAGGACAGAACACCGCATGCGTAAAAGAGTTGCTTCGATACATCTCGTTCTTCCGATGTAAGATAGCATGTATCTTTTCGTAACCGTGATAGTTCCAATTCAAGAATAGAACGCTGATAATCGGACATGGTCAGCGATGACATATCGTGTTCTAAATGATTTATCTTATGTTCCGATTGAATCCGAAGTTCCGTACGATTTTTCAACGCATTCTTCTTTTCACTCGGCGGCTTTCCGTCAAAGACCATAATGGGAATAATCCCTAGTTGTTTGAAGCGAGCGATCATATTCGCAAGATACAACAGCGGACATTCTCCACGTGATTTTGTTTTGTAAAGAAAACCAAGTATATCAATACCTATTTTCTTTCCTTTCATCGATACCCAATCAGGTTTTTTTACTGTTTCAGGTGCTGCCCATCGTATCCACCCTGTTAATCCACGAATTCCCATAGTTTATTAAATATGCTGGCCTTTTGTGTAAGAGTTCGTGTATCATTTTTTGAGTGTCATTCGTAGACTTATATCTTTCGGTATTGTTGACGCCGCACGTCCACGTAATCGTTCTAATTCCGGTGATAACAGTCGGCACAACACCGCAGACCGTTCTTCGGATGTTGTTCCGTTACCAAAACACAATACGAACGCAATATGCGGTGCGAGAGCCGCTTTCAATACATAATACGCAAATACGTTTGTGTCTTCACTCCATGAGGTATCTTTACGGCGAGCCAGAATTTGTACGGCTTGTTCGTCTTGCCATGCCCGCTGTCTCTCCCATGGAATATTGTGCCATCCGCACCACAGCCATTCCGCATAGAGTTCTGTCCACGCTTCAAACAGTGCTGGCTGTAACTGTGCGGTTTCATCCAAGTTCCAGCATTTTAGCGGTGCGGAAGGCATAGACCAATCCCACCCCAAGGCGTGGATAACTTCGTGTATTAAAACACGATCCCATTCCTCACTCCTGTATACAATTACGGAAGAGGAATTTGCGTATGTCCATCCGCCGTTTACAGTTCGCCGAGACGGCCATTCATTAGCCGCAATACGACGTGGATCGTGTCGCCACCAAAGATTGACCGTAAATCCTGGAGGTGTTCCTAACCAGGTTAGGATAGCGTCTGTTTCTTTCGCAATCGCCGGATCATACTGATTGGTAAATAAAATCAGCACTCCGCCGCCGAGTAAGTCAACTGCGTAGCCCTTTACATCTGTACGTGCGTGAAACTTCGCCAATTCACCCATATCCCAATTGTTCTCACGAATTTGTTGGAGCGACTTTTCGTACTCGTGGCTTGACAGGTCTCTTGGTTGCCGCTGCTTTCGGGGAGGGGGTTGGCTTTTCACCGTCGACGATAGTATTTTCCTGACTTCGGCTATCATCTACTGTTAGAACCGGTTTTTCCTCAGGCGGCAATACAGAGGAATGTATACGAATTGTTTCGTATAATTCGAGCAACGCAGCTTCCAACGATAACGGAGTACGATATGATGTATGCGTCTCCGCCTTTGTAAGCGACTTCATAGCCCTCCAGAACACCTTTGCTTCTAACAATTTGTGTTGTGATTCTATCGCACGAGCACACTGGTCTACAATTTCGGGTCCATTTCCGCAGAAACTTAGCATTTGATAGACAATACTACGAATCCAGTGAACAACATTCAGATTCGGCTGAATACCGGATCGTGCGGTACGAATTAGAATCGCCATCATTTCATCATAGAAATCATAAATACGACGTACCCAAATAGGGCGTTTTTCTTTGTAATACGCAGCAAGTTCCTGAGCACGCTCATACCGTCCTTCGCAACGTTCCCAGGCTTCTTCCGTTGTATAATACGTGCCGAGGGACGCTGTATTAGCCGCCCATTCTGAAACAGGAATACGTGGCATACGATAGCGTACAAAGGCGTCTTCAAGGAGCGACAGAGGACCCGTAATTTCGCGTGCGGTTATCCACAACATACCGGCCGCATCCGGTGGTAAAACATACTGTTGAATAATCGCACGTACACGTACTGCTGCGTGGAGCGAAAGTGCGTGAGCACGACGTAAGATGACAAGTTTTCGCGATGACGATTTAAGACTGCTGAGAACATCGCACGAAGAGAAAAACTGTGTTAGCAATTCTCCAATAATCTGTTTGTCTTGCATCGATAAATTTGGGATATCAATCTCAAAATGGTAGGGGCTAGTATACACACGTGCTTCATACCCGTCACCAATTGTAAAATTCCGCACTTCTAATGGCAACGTGAGTTTCGCATTATGGGCGGACTCGATGAGTTTATGCGTCTCTTGTGTTTTTCCGGAACCAGCGGGTCCTAAAAACAATAGAGGTATATTGAATCGCTCCATCCTTACACTAAAGATGAAGTGAATGGTTTAGGCCTACGGCTCTACTGGCTTGCTAAGGAATCCCGTAAATTGCTAATCGTTACAGTGCTAATCGCCACAGAAATGAGCGATGCCGGAAGTATAACGAGCATTGTAACCATAAGAAGGAACTGTATCATTTGTCCAGGATTATGGCTAAAATGGAATAAAGCGATGCCGTATGCGACGATTGCGGACGCAAAACAGAAAACACTGATAATTGCGAGCAACTTTGTATTTTGTGACGAATCCTTTGGAACAAGAGTTCCAAACGTGGACGCAACTGTGACCACAAGCACAGCGCATAGAGCGATGGATACATAATACGGTAAATTGCTCATCCTACTATCAGGGAGACCCAAAATTTCCTTTAACGGCCACCTACTTTTGCGGAATTCGAAAACGCCGTTGTAAATGTATCCCACTGAATTTGGGTTCCCGATGGAGTGCTAATAATTGCGAAAACCAAAAACAGCACTAACATAGAAATCATCACAGGAACAAAAAACCGTGTGAAATATGTATCTTTAATTTCCGGTTCCATTTACAATGGAGTCGTCTTTTTTTCTACATATACTATAAGGATGGATTCTACGTATCAATGTTCCCCCGCATTACACCGCCGGGACGGTGAATCATGTCTTCCAAAAGAGGCGTTAGAACGACTGCGTATTGCTTGGAATAAAACACACTCCAAACATAAGTTGCCTCCGTCCCGTACGCGGAAGAATCGTCAACAAGCATCGGGTAGCACCGATACGAAGTTGTGGGAACAAATCCGTGCGAAGATGCGGTCGCATTACAAATGCGACACGGAATATTGTGCTGTGAAGAAAATTAAGAACATTCCTGAGCAAGAGCGTCGCTCGTTTTTGGATTATTTCCGTCCCGAAAAGCCCGCTTCATGGGATAAAAAGAAGACGCAGTGGTTGGATAGTTTTAATATCGAAAATGTTATGAATCAATACGAAAAAGCAGAACCAAATTTCGAGTTTATTGGTCCAGTTCCGATTGACTTTGATAAAAAATCCGGATTATGGGGAAAATGTATCGTAGACGAACTCTGTAAATTGAATTTAGCCGATATGAAGAATAAGGGGAAAACAAAAATTGGTATTATTTACAATCTGGATCCTCACGATATGCCTGGTTCACACTGGGTGTGCTCCTTTATTGATATTGACGCCAAGAAGGCATACTATTTTGACTCGTATGGCTACGAAGCCCCCGAAGAAATTTTACGCTTCTTAGAACGTTGTAAGAACCAAGGATGTACAGATGTATTTTTTAATGATATACGCCATCAACGGAAAGGTTCTGAATGTGGTATGTATTGCTTGTTTTGTATCATTTGTCTTCTGCGAGGCCGTTCATTCTATACAATTTGTAAAAACATCGTGGACGACGATATTATGAATAGTTTCCGGGATATATTGTTTGCTGAAGAAAACCCTCGTAAAGAAGCGATTGAAGAAGCGTTGCCTAAACTCTGTATTTAAAAGGGGTGAGTTTGTATATAAAGCGGGATATCTTCTTGCTTTATTAGAAAGATGTCCGCACGACAGCAACAGGCAAGTCCATTTTTGAATGGTCCCAATTATACGAAGATTGTTTCGTTCTTACGCCAGCATTATTCGTCGAAACTAGGATTGAAGGCTATTCCTGAACGTATGGAGACACGCCTTCAAAAGACAGTACAGCACTATATGACGGAGATTGCTCGTATTCAGGGCTCGACAAAACCTCTACCGGCTCTCAATCAGGAGGTCTTGCGTGAAACAACATCGTCACTCGATACGTGGCTCAAAAAGCAGGAATCCTCTGTTCCGCCTACGACAACCTCGGTCGGCAATTTTCCCAAAGATGCTGAATATTCCCGATTGTTTGAAGATACCAACAGCCGCTATGAGAATATGCTGTCAGAACGTGCTCCGGCTCCCATCATTCAAGCCACCGTACCTGACTTCCGGTTGCCCGCCACCGAAGAGGAGGAAGAAGACCCTGTCGTACTCATGCAACGTGTTCAAAAACAGCGTGATGAGCAGGCTCGTACTTCGGCGGGCACGAACTCCAATCCGCCTCGTTTACAAATTACCGAAGATAAGCCTCCCTCGATTACGAACCCTGTGCCTGCTCAAGCCGAGCCGCCGCCACCGCTGTTGGCTCCTCGCCAACAGGACTATATCATTCCGCAGGAAGATATTGTCAAATATCGTGAAACTGAGCACAACATATTTTTAACAAGTTCGGATCGTGATTGGTCACGCAATACAGTTGAAAATCGCTACAATTTCTCTGTAATCTTCAATACCGGTAATACGAAGAGTACACTTGGATACAATGCGGCTTTACAGCAACGCTTCCGGAATATCCAGCGGATTGAATTCGTTAAGGCCATTGTTCCGATTGAGTCTCTTACGCCATTGGTGCGTGTAGCCAATACAGCTGGCGGAGGACCCGTTACAGGTGTTTATGATACTTCGCGCGTTGTGAATGTGTTCTCGCTTCCCTTCATCAGTGTTCGTATTGCGGAACTCAACAATAACGGTTTCTCTACAAAGCCCGAAGAGGACAATACGTTTGCGATTGTTCAGTATGATACGACTTGGTCGTCGGATTTGGTTGTCCCTCCGGCAACGAATGGCGCCAGCAATAACTATTCGGGTTCATCCTCCGTTGTTGCGACAAAGTCCGGTTACACAGGTCTTATTCCGAAATTCTTGAAAGCCCAGCGTGTCTATACGCCTACGCCGCTCGCAACTCTTAACAAACTCTCTATTCGTCTGGAACGTCATACAACGGATTTGCTCAATAATGATTCAGATGTATTGGCGGTATCACGAATTTTCCTCAGTGGAAAGATAACCGTTCTCGGCACAGATAATACGAAATACGCATCTATCACGAGCCCCCTCAATCCTTACATATTCATTCGTACGGTCAACTGGTTTCTGTTTAGTGCTGTTTCTGAAGGTGACACTATTAATCTACAAGGCTTTGCGGTGACTGCGTCGGGTTCTACTACACAGGCAGCGTGTGACGATTTTGCGTCCTACATCAACCGTAGTTCAGGTCACTACGTTGTTGCAACGGGTTATTCGGATGGTTCGACGACAAATCTCGGACGCAATGATGCGGGCTACTGTAATGTCATCATTCTTCGCAGTCGGTTTGACGATCCTGCTACTACCGGTGGAACAACCCGTACGAATTCTTATTATGGCGGCGATGTTGCACAAGAAGCCGTCGGTGTGCTTCCTACAACACTCAATGATGCTGCTGTACAATCGTCGTGCTCGCTTATCAATATGAGCCGCCAAGTCCATGTTGTATTACGTATTATTACACGTGACCTTGACTCTGGCTCCAACATTCGCCCTGATAATGTATAAAATTATCCCCGTGTTTTGAATTTCTAAGAGTGAATACCATGCTATGATATTCACTCTCGTACCAACATTGCCTTCCCGAGGTTGACCGTTTCTTGAAATTTAAATTGCTTGAAAACGGTAGAAGATATGCCTCCAGCAGGGACAATTATTGTTGTTCTTTTGGTGCTGGTTTTTATTGTCGCTTTCGTCATTCCGTTGGCGAGAAACACAAAACCGGCGGAAAGTGAAGGCTTTGATATGGATCCTGTACGTCAATTAAATAAGTTTTCACGCAAAGATATGATTGACCGCAGCAAGAAACTCTACAACAGCTTTTCGGACTCCCAAGACGTGCGTCGTCCGACCTTTATTCAGTCCGATGATCCCGATGATATTCGGATTGCGAACCGTAAAATACGTGATGCGATGTATACCGCAGAAGTTGAGCCCGACGGTCTACTTCGCAAGGGACCGGTTGTATCCTCTCGTCTGAGTCAGTCCGACCCTACAGTCATTACTACGCAATCGTACACACCTGTCTACAAAACTCTTATGGCGATGCATCCTACAAAGGTGACGGCTCAACTACCGCCGCCCAACGGCATTATTACAATGGCCAAGAAATGCGAAACGCTTAAGACGCGCGAATCTTGTAGCAAACTTAACGACCCCGATTACAAATATTGCGGCGTATGTATTGATGGTGGTACGGATCACACTGATAGAAACCCCGGCAAACATATTGGTGGTCTGCTTATGCTTCCCAGCGATCGCCAGGAGGCTGAAGATGCTGCAAAAGATGCCGGTATACCCGTTGTCTATACTCCGACCGTAGGTTCTTGCCCTCCTGGCAAGTTCTTTGTGAAGAGCGATATATGTAAGCGTGAAGTAAATCGCCAGAACTGTCTTGAAGTCGGTCAAACAGGCGGATTTGTCTCCGGTAAGACGGTGGAAGGCAAAACAGCTACTGCAGCAAGCTGTGCTCAGGTACCGACTATGGGTGAAGATCTATATATCTACAACCCGGCTGGTCGTAGCTACAATATCAATCTACGTGTACTCACTCCTGTAGGAACGGGTAAGTCAATGGTTTTTGTCTACAACAAAGCCGGTACGTTGGTTGCGGGTGACCGCAATGTTATGCCCGGCATCGATGCGATCATCACAATCAAGGGCGTAAAGGAATTGGATGAACTCAGCGTTATGGTTGCTCAAGAAGTACCCTTACGTAAGTCTGGTAGCCCCGAAGTGTTCTTGTTTAACGAGAATGGTGCGTCCAACAACCAAACACTCAAGAGTGCAACCGCATTATGTAATCGTATTGGTACGCGACTTGCGACGAAAGATCAACTCACTGCAGCGTGGCGTAATGGTGCCCAGACGTGCAACAAAGGCTTTACAAGCGGCGGCATCTTCCACCCAACGAAAGGCACAAAGGTGCGTCAAGTGCCTGTCTATAACTGGTGGGGACAGTCGTACCAAAACGTATACGATTGCGGCTATGGTGATAACATACAGTCCGGCAGCGGCGATAAGTCGAATGCGTGGTGCTATGGTGTCAAGCCCCCTGTATCAACAAATATGGTACAAGGATTAACGTCTTATATTGAAAATTTCTTCGAGTCGTTCGGCAACCAGACAACCCCCGTACAAGGTAACTCTCTCTATTCGCAATTCTCGAACAATCCTGACTACCAAGGCCCTCTGCTCTACCGTGCGGTTCTGCTCCAATGGGAAATGGCGAATGATTCTACGAAACGCACTGTGCCGTTTGAGCCGACAGTTGTCAAAGTCGATAGATACCCTGTAAGTTCTACATCTGGTCGTGCGATTCTGAAGCGATTTGGCACATTCAGCGGTAGTTCCGCAATCAATCTGCCGAAACCTGGTCGTTCAAAAATCATGCGTAGCACGCAGTGGCTATGGGGTAAGGACGCACGAAGCCAAACGGTTCAGTTCGATGTACAAGTACCTGGCGTACTTCTTGATCCTGTCTACAAGGAAGATGGAAGTGCGGCCGCACGTGGTCCCCTCCTCAACAACCAAAATACACTCAAGTTGCTGAATAGCTCGCCGTGCTTGAAGGAAGGCCAGGTTGCCGGTAACTATGGCATGCCGTGCTTGATGAATCTATTCTCAGGTGTTGGCGGTGACTTACAGAAGGGTCTTCTTGCCCGTGAGAATGGTGGGCTCCTCCAACTCAATAAACTAGGCGACTCCGATGCGATTGCGGATTACTTGTATGGTCTCTATTCGCTCGCACGCACGGGTCGTGACGCAAACGGTGTCGCACCGAAGGGCACGCCTGCCCAGCGTTCTGCGGTGATTAACGATGCTTCGCAGAAACTCTACGGATTTGATATTGCGACACCGTGCGAGGAGATTGTAGAGACGGAATCCGGCGATATAAAACTACGCCCTAAGATGACTCCGCTCACCTCGGAATGCCTTAACTACTTGTGGCTCAATACGAACTCGGACAAGGAACGCAACAATGAGACTCGTACGGGAAGTACGGTACTGAATACGTACACCTCGATTGGTGATCGTTTCAGTGGTCTCATGAATACGGAAAGCACACAAGCACAGCGCGATCGTTTCCCCTTCCAAGCTTGCCAACTCAATGGTTCCCTTGCTCCCCTACAAAATGGTAAGCCCAATCCCGCAAATATGGCGATGGCGAATGCGAAAGGAAGTGTGCGGGCTGTGCAGGACTTTTACGACAGCGTCCATAAGACGGCGAACTACAGCAACACGCCAACGGATCAGACGCTTGCGTTACAACAGTGCTACGGTGTGTCCCGTAATCCGAATAGCTCGGATGCGAACTCGTGCTCTGTCGCTGCACGTTATGTACGTGTCCTATCCAATAGTTTGGCGAATACCGCAGGTGAGAGCGTTATTATGATTCCGCAAATTCAGGTCTTCGATACGACAGGCAATGAAGTTGCGAGAGGCAAGCCTACATATTCTGGCGGCCAATGCTGTGACACTGTTCCTCAATTCGCCGTTGACGGAAAGGCCTATCCTCACTCGCACGGAGAAGGTGAATTTCACGCACCTGGTGCGGATCTTGATAGAGACTACTGGATGGTTGATCTTGGTCGCACAATCAATGTACAAGAAATACGCTTCTTCCCACGCACTGACTGCTGTACGGAACGCCACCTGGGTGCTCCCATACAACTTCTCGATGACCGCAAACAATTGGTCGCAGAGAAATTACTAGGAAGCTCTAACTGGCCAAGCAAATGGGGACAGATGGAATCTCTTACATTCACAAACTCGGATAAAAAACCAAGAGTCGCAATTGCGGATATTCAACCTGGAATAAATATCAGTCTGCGGTCGGCTATCCATTTTAACCGTATCCTCCGCCACGCCAGCTTCCAATATATTATTAGTGACCCCGATATGGCCGGTGCGCAATACAGCCCTCTCATGCGGAACGACGGAACACTCAAGATTATTCCGGCGAAGAATGGACGTTCCGACCACGTAACCTTTGAATCTGTCAACTTCCCCAATTACTTTGTCGGACATTCTATCGGACAGACACGCATCATCTTAGCACCGGCTGCCGCATACTCCAGTCCTCCAGAATATATGAACATCGTCTCCTTCAAGCCTGTAAAGGCTCTCAACGGCAACCCTTCCATGGTCTCATGGATGTCTGGAAGCCTCAATAAGAGCAAAGGCAAGGCGAATGATTACTATATCGCTGTCAGCAAAGATGACTCTCGGTCTGTCATACTGGATACAACAAACGGTACGCCTCGTGACGTTGAGCGTTTCTGCTGGACAATCCTTGCTCCTCTTGCGTAAGGACATTTCAAACATTCCTATAATATTTCAATCCGATAGCAACGAATTGAAATATTAAAACAAGTCTGGTCTTATTATAGGGATGTATGCTGTTCTCATTACAGTCTTACTGTTGATTCTCCTTTTCATAGGAGTACGATATTACCGTCAGCGTGAAGGATTTACAGACGCACAGAAAGAGTTCGCAAATCAGCAATATACCTATTACCACGAATCTCTTGATAAGGCTGTACTCACAAATCCCGGTATTCAACCATCTATATTTAATAATGCGGCTAAAATACCCGACCTATCTATCTATTTTGCGAAGTTCAAAGACTATCTTCCACGATTTATGGAAGATACAAATAATGCATACGACCAGCGAGACCGAGAATTTTGTAAAAAAGCCACACATCCGAGGAATTTACCAAAGCGTGTACCAAAATCTACAGTAGGCTGTGGCTGGTATTTCTCACCCGATCCAACAATTCCATCTGTTTCTATCCTAGGCACGTCTAAAGCTCCGCTCTTTAAGGATAATTTACCGCCCAACGGAACATGGATATGGTCAATTCCCGATGCGATTGAACAAGAGGATATTAAATTTTGTTCCAACATACGTTCATGTGATATTATGGATGTAGACGGTATTCGTGGTGTATGCGGATTCTGCTTATCGAGTGGCTACGCTGTACCGATTGACTCAAATGGAAACGAACGATATCCAAACAATCCGAAAGGTGCTTGTGGAGTTCAGGTCTCCAAAACAGCCTACGAATGTCTCAATCCTCCTCCAGCACCCGTCTATACTCCAGATGGTGTCAATTGTGGTAATTATGGGTATCCATCGGAGTTGAACGATATACGTCTCTACAAAAAGGAGGAGTGTGACGCATTGACCGGCAATTGGTACGGGAACGGCGAATGTCTTAAACGGAAAGGCGGTTCGTTTAGTTGGGACTGCCGCACCTTGAATCTTCCGAAACCTGTTGTAACATCTGTATGTACACCTAATAGTGCGGGTAAGTTATCACGTGAGTGTCTTATAACGCTTGCGAAAGGTGTCGGATTTCTTCCAAGTGGACGTATTCTCTACATGTTGACGAAATCTGTTCCTCCTACACGTAATGAGCGTGACGCAATGGATATTCTTGCGTCTATCGGTGTCACAATTCCTAACAGTGTACTCGGCGATGGAACTACAGATGCTGTTTCTGCGGGTAATATTTATAAACGTATTATGGATCAAATACAACGAGGAAATACGGAACAAATACGAAATGCGGCCAAATTCTTAGCGATTGGTAGCGATTCATTTGATGTATGCGATATTGATAATGGAAGTCGTGGTCCCTTTGCGAAGTATTGTGTTCAACAGGCGTTTCGTCGTGCGGGATGTCAACCCGCTGGTAGTGAATATCCTAAAACCGATCTACAAACCGATAAATTATGGTCGGATGTAGTGCTTGATTATAAACATCTCTATGCAACAATGGATAACCACAACGACCCCGTTGAACAGAAAAAAGCAATACAGAAATGTCTTGGTATTACTGTGCCCGATATAGAAATAAAATGTAATAAATAATTAAAATGGAAGGATTTGACGTTATATCCGGTAAAATAACCGATAACGAATCCTTTGATTATATAGCGTCCGTTGCGAAACAACGTTATGGACACTATAAGAAAGCACATCACGAATGGATTGATTCGGTTGAATCTGGGCAGTACAAAAACGTCTTACAATCGGTTCGTACTCATTCTAAATTATTCGATACAATGAAAGAACGGTTTCCGAATTCACGTATTGAATCTGTAACAGAGGCGGATGAAGTCTATTGGTCTGCGTCTCCTAAAGAAGCGAAAGGTTCCGATCGGTCTCTTGTCGATTGCCATTACGATGCTCCGTTTAGCATCGTGCCGAATGGCGGTGTTATCTATTATCGTATTATCATTGCGGTAAACCATAACAATACGGTGACAACTGTATTTCCTACAGAAAATAAGCGTGTCCTTATGGACACGGGCGATTTTCACGGCCTCGACTATAATAAAGATTGGCATTGTGTTGAGGGTTCCATCACTCCCGACAATTATCGAGTTCTGCTCAAACTTCACTATCTGATTATTCCGCAAAACACCTCGTCTATGTGGATTCAATGGGTACGTTGGATAAATGTCGCCTGGACGCATGCTTCCCGTACATTAATGCGTATGTCCGCAGATCCCCAAAATGTGCTGGAAATGCTTATCGGCATTCTTGTCAATGTATCACGATTTCTATTTAATAATAGTAACAAGATACTTCTATTCGTTGTATGTTTGGCTTTGGCCGTATGTATTACACGAATTATAGCTAAGGGAGCATAGGGATGGACAATATTAAAATGTATCAAAATAGGAAGAATGGTATTCGTATGGATAACCGTTGTATTCATTATAATTACAGGGCTGGCGGCCTTAATGTTGCTTATCAAGCCTAAATTGGCACATATTGAGCAATTCGCACCTAGTAAGAAACCGTCCACCAAATCACCTCCGGCAAAACCCAGCCCAAGAAATGTATACGTAAAACCAAATATAAACGCAAAAACAAATCTAACGCCTGCAGCAATACAGCCGACACCCAAGGAACCGTCGTCTTCTATGCGTGAACAGTTAGCATTCGGCGACGCACAATCTGCGTATTTCAACGATCGGATTAATGGAGAGATCATCCTAAACCCCGGCATAGAATATAATCGTCTTCCTGAATCGCTTCAAGACGCAAATATCAATATTCCTATACCTGCGAGTGCAAATCAACATATTGTAAATCGTTTTTTCAATGATCCTCTCAATCAATACACCGATGCAGACAGAACATTCTGTCGTTCTGCATCCCATCCATCAAAACTACCGAAGCGACCTAAAGGTGCGACTGTTGCGTGTGGTTGGTGGTATGTTGCGGATCCTACAGTTCCTTCGATTGGCACCCTTGGTACAAAAGATAAACCTATATTCCCTGATACACTACCAGGTGGAGGTGAATGGATATGGGATATTCCAATTGCAATTATGAAAGAGGATATCAAACGGTGTAAACAGATTAAGAACTGTGATTTGATTGATATGAAGGAACTTAAAGGTATGTGTGGATTTTGCTCCGATTTAGGATATTCTGTACCTGTGGACAGCAAAGGCACAGAACGCTTTCCGGATGTTGTTTCGTGTGGAACAATACCGATACGTAATAGCAAAAGTTGTCCTAAACCAGTAGCTCCCATTAAAACACCCGAAGGACACGATTGTGGAACGTACGGGCGTTCTTCAAATGACGGTGTTTTACGACTTTATACGAAGGAGGAATGTTCTGCGATAGACAGTGAGGCGTCGGTTACACCTGACGGTCAATGTATTAAAGCAGGCGGCGGTTCCTACAGCATTGACTGTAGAAATCTCAATGCGCCTGTTGTGAATGAGCCAGCTATATGCGATCCTAACTCAAAGGGTAAGTTATCGCGCGCATGCCTTATTTACTTATGTAAGGGGATGGGGTACACGCCGGCAGGAGCGATTATGCGTATACTAAGCGATCCTCTAGGAAAACCCAATGAAATGGATAAACTTGCGATTAGTATAATGAATTCTATTGGTGTTCCTGTACCCAATGCATTAATTGGGGGTGGTGATATTGACGCAGTATCCGCAAAGAATCAGTATTACAAACTCATGATGGCTACACATAATGCGAAAAGCGATAATAATCGTGAAGCTGCGAAATGGCTTGTATTTGGAACCAATAAGTTCGATCCTTGTAACATTTCCGATTCAATGCGTGGACCATTCATTGAACAATGTATTCAGCGTGAATTCCGCAAAGCAGGATGCCAGCCTGCCGGCTCGAGGTATCCCAGTAAACCACAAGACTTTGGTAAATACTACAATTACAAATGGAGTGCTGTCAAAGCCGAATTCGCCGCTTTACGCAAGAATATGTCGAATCCAAACGGTGCTGCACAAGATATTGCGGTTCAACAGTGCTTGGGTATTGGTGTTCGCCGCGAATCACCTAAATCTTGTATTACAGGCATATGGCAAAAAACAGATAACCCCGCTGATAAGTTATCAATCGCTCAAAGCGGCACTACACTGGTTGTACAATCGTCGGCGGGTGCGGGTACAATTAATTTCAACGATGCTCGTCAAACCGGTACATATACTCTACGACTTACAAAAGGTGGTTCAGGGACTGGACCCTTTAGCGTGATGGATAATACGATCTTTTGGGGTGCGGGACGCACTCCCTATAATCGTGTAAGCAGGTAATGAATGAATATTTATATTTTGAAAGGGATATGTTTATCCGTTTCAAAAATTAAACACTCAAAGTAAAGTGAGATATGGAACTGAAAGGCATCATTCTCGTATGTCTCATAGTTGCTGGCATAGCCGCACTTGTGTTCTACATCCGACCAAAATTTGCTCACATAGATGGGTTCCGTGGTGTGATTGATCCTGACTTCAAAAAAGTACAAATGGATTTTGCCGACAAACAATACTCTTATTTTCACGATACAATCGGTAAGGAGATATTAGTGAATCCCGGTGTTGATTTTGATAATGTCCTACCTTCTGTTGAACAGCCCGGCGGATACATTCCTGAGCCTCATAAACTAGCATCTATCAAGAAAAAATTCAAAACGGATCCTTACAATCAATATACAGATAACGATAAGAAATTCTGTAGAGGTGCGAAACATCCGTCGAATTTACCAGCACGCCCTGCGAAAGCAACAACTGCGTGTGGTTGGTGGTTTATCTCAGACCCCAGTGTTCCATCCGTTGGTGCTCTTGGTAAACACGAAGGTCCTCTCTTTCCCGATACACTCCCTATGGGCGGTGAATGGATTTGGAGTATCAAAGAGGCAACCATGAAGGAAGATATGAAACGGTGTAAACAGATTACAAACTGCGGTTTAATTGATATGAAGGGATTAAAGGGTAGATGTGGTTTCTGTCCCGATCTAGCTATTTCACTCCCTGTTGCGAAAGATGGCAAGGAGAAATATCCTGATATGGGTACGTGTGGAACACCACTCATTATATCAAGCGACAAGTGCCCGAAACCTCCTGTTGAATCGCCAACAACTCCCGAAGGTGTCAGTTGTGGAACATACGGTTATCCTTCCGAGGATAACAGGATCCGTCTCTACACGAAAGAAGACTGTAGTGCTCTCGATCCTGCGGGGAACTTTAATGAAAACGGCGAATGCTATAAACCTCTTGGCGGTTCCTATAGCTGGGACTGCCGCACTTTGAACGGCCCTTCCATAAAGACCAGCAATATTTGCGACCCCGACGAGAATGGACGTCTTACACGTCCTTGCTTGCTATCCTTATCACAGGGTATGGGATACACAAGTGGTGGTACAATTGTACGTCTTCTCCAAAACCCTGGAGCTACAAAATCAGAAATGGATAATTTGGCTATCCGTGTACTGAATACAATCGGCATTTCTGTACCCGAAGCGTTATTCGGAGAAGGTGATATTGATACAGAATCGGCGACGGGCATTTACTACCAAATTATTTCAACCACAAACAATGGCAGTGAAGAATTGTATCGTGAGGCTGCGAAATGGCTCACATACGGAACAGATAATTTCGACCCCTGTAACCTTCCAAATGGTGCGTCAGGTCCCTTTATGGAACAATGTATCCAACGTGAATTCCGTAAAGCAGGTTGCCAGCCTGCTGGTTCTGAGTATCCGACCAACGCACAACAATTCGGTAAATATGTGGGTTACAAATGGAGCAACATACGTGATGAGTTCCGAAATCTATATACAAGTATGTCCAGTTCGGATGGCGATGTACAAGATGATGCGGTTAAGAAATGCTTGGGTGTTGGTGTGAATCGTGGATCTCCCAAACCATGCCCTTCCGATTTTGTTATGTATGGACCTTGGATTGGAACCGACTTACCTGTAAAAGAAATAGCAACTTTACCTACAGGCGAACCAGTATATCTAACAAAACAGGGTATACATACAAAACTTGTATCACAATCTGGAGTTGCGAAATACTACGAAGGCGAAGTATCTGCGTTCAATCCGAATAACTGGAATACATATGGTGATGCGGGGCGGTATTATATAATACGGCAAATTTAGACATAATGTCCCTTTTTATTTTTGAAAATGTCTTTACAGGAATTTTCAAAAACAGACTATACACAACTACGCAGCAGGTTGTAAACTCTTTCGGCACATCCAATACAGTGTCATCGCCGTTGCGGCCTGTAGAATTGTACTCAGCAAATATATAACGACCGTGCCGTTTGATTGTTTGGATCCGTACAATATACCAAAAAAGCCCATTGCGACCGATAGGATTGCGACAATCAAAAATACATTACACCATTGATACGCCCATTTCGGAACAACGTCTAAACTTGCGTGAATGCTTTCAATATCCATTTCTACTGAAGTTATTGAAAAATAGTTTTTATGTGGTTTTATTGGTTTTATGGATTTTTATTTAGTTTTTATTGTATGAAGCGACCATTTTACGCCTTGGTGACCTTCTTGACGACCTTGCGAGCCGCAGGCGCAGCAGCAGCCGCAGGAGCAGCAGCCTTCTTCTGAGGAACAGGCACCGGCTCGACAACCTCGTCGTCCTCCACGCCTTCCTCCTCCTCCTCGTCGTCCTTGGGAAGAACCGCCGCCAGCAGCTCAGCATCCTCCTCAGCCGCTGAGACACCCGTACGTGCCGATGAGACAACAACGCCACCCTCGTCGTCGTCAAGAATCGCACAGCCAGAACGGGCGTTCTCGCCGGGAACATCGACACGAGCCTGGTGGAGCTTCCACGTGATACCGAAGTTGCCCTTGCCAGCAATCCAGATACCCGCCGCCTCCAGAATAGGCGTAACCATCGCACCCCGCTTGAGGTGGTTCAGGGGCGAGTCCTCAATCGGCTGATTGTCGCTGTCGTAGAGCTCAACCAGGAACTTGCCCATCTGCTGGACACCGTTGACATGCTTGCCGTCGTGCTTGACAGTCACCGCCTGGCTGGGCGGGTAAGTCTTGGACGAATCCTTGGGAAGCTTGATGGAGCGAGTGTAGCCCTCCTCAATCACCTCACGGCTCTTGCCCTTCTTGTTGAGCCACTTGTCGGCGTTCGCAACCGCCTTCGAGACGACGAACTCGTCGATCTGCTGGAGCATATCGAAGTAGGCCTTCATCTTCGGGTTGGACTCGTGATCCTTGAGATTGAACTGAACCTTGAACTTCTTGTTACCTTCGTAATCCTTGAGGTCAAAGGGCAGAGCCATACGAGGCCCCTGAATGCGGACGCGCTTATTCCCATCGTAGTTGAGGTAAACGGTCGAGCTGTAGTCGAGCTTCTTAGGGTCGCCAACGCTCAGCTTAGAAATATCAAACGTGGAAGTCGTAATAACGGACATTTGTGAAAAGTGTGTGCGGTCTTTAAAGGTGCGAAGACTACAAAGAAAAGGGAATGACATCCATCCATAGGCAAAAACGGCCGTCAATTTTGGTCGATAGACCGCCGTTTTTTTATGAATGCTATATCTATAGATACATATAGCGAATTATTCGGTTCCTAGCCTAGGAAGAGACTCTTGTGTAGGAGGTAAGGCTAACGGAGGCATTGCTTGTATATTGAGTATTTCATTTATCCATCCTATTCCAAACAATTCTGGAAAATGCGGACGACGAATCGCTCGTTCAACCACGACATGATCATCACGGACACTTTCGTACAACCAAGGATACGCATTGCGTGCCGCAGGCGATACCATTGTTAATGCAGAAACGACATACATTGCACCTAATATACGGTCGTTCCTATCCTCCGCTGAGCTAATCAATAACTTCATACAATTCATATTGAGTTTCTGAAGCGTTTCAATGGGCTGATTTCCAATCGCCCAGGGTGGATGCCGAAACATACGATGAAGGTAATTCGGAACGATTGTATTTTTCTGCTCTACCGTTAATCCTGCTCTATGCGACCATATTCCGTGTAATTCAATATAGAATACACGCTGTCCACGATGATCTAGTGAAATAAACCAATCGGGCGATGAATAATAATTTAGACTATCGATAACATTAAATATATCTACAACTTTCATACGCCATTGTTGTTCTGGTGTAGGCGGCTCCAAGGGTGCCCATTCTGTCGGCATATTGAGTTTCCGCAACCACTGTATGTGTGAACGTACTTTCTGGATGACTTTCTCAGGAAGCGCCTCGCGGTTAAACGGATTCTGACACGGCTCTCCTGCGACACGAGCCTTATAAATAAGCATATGAATGGAACGTATATCAAATACATAGACGTGTTTGAGTGAATCAACATAGGAGAAGAACATCGCACCGCTAATATCTTTAACGCTATCTGTTGAAAAGAAGTCCGTATCATTTACAGAAATTGTGCGATTGTAATACGCAATTCCGTGCTTTTGTACCATGCGATGTTTAATCCAAAAACGCATCCATGTCTTGATCTTGTTTGCTGATACGATACGTGTTGCTTCTTTCTCTTTAATAAGGCGTTTCCTATTGTTTCTCTGAATAACACGTTTTGCTATGTTTTCCGGTGACATGGGTGTCCAGGGGGTCGGTTTTCGGAAATGTATGCCACAATAGCCGTCGTGTGTAGCCGGGTTTGTACATTTTTCTTTAGGATTTCTCTTTGATTTTATATTTTTACACAATGTTTGAGAGTCCACCATAGGTAGGGTCTCGGCCATCTCTAATGAAGAAAACTAAATTAATTTACGACGAATATTGATAGGAAATTATACTTTGTGTAGCAAAAAAACATGTATTTTCTCGTCCAATATGACCAAAATTGACGCACCTTATTTTCTGGGTGTTAAACAACCATCCCCGCGTTTATATTCTCTAAAAAGTTCCTCGGACTTTGATATAAGCAACATGAGCTCCTCTGCCCCTGCCAAGAAGACCGCCACCAAGAAGGCCACCGCCGCCACTGTCGCCGCCCCCGTTGTCGCCGCCG